GCGTTTCCTCCATTCTAAAGATTCTTCGTATCCGTGCCATGCTTGTTCATCTTTACTCTGATTATTAATATCTATCTGTGATTTAGCCATAGCAAGCGTCGCTTTCGCAATCGGCTTTAGTTGTTCAGTAGTTTCTCCATATAAGCCATACTCAATTATGGCTGTGAGAACGTCTCCCTGAACATCTCTCGGCAGATTCTTGATTGCTTCCCACCAGCTACTGTAAAAAACAAAACTATTTCTCATTGCGTTTCCTCCATTCTAAAGATTCTTCGTATCCGTGCCATGCTTGTTCATCTTTATTCTCATACATCTTTTAAATAGTCTGTTACCACTTCTATAAACTCGTCAAGCGAACGGACTATGACGTATTTAGCACCGATACTCTCAAACTCTTTCTGATACTCTTTCTGGTTCTCTGACTGCCTGCCAGTCTTTACCTTTAATTCTATGCCACAAAATGGATAGAACTTGTTGGGGATAAGAAGTATCAAATCGGGGAATCCTGCGCGGACTCCCATTTGCTTGAACTTTGCCGCTTCAATGGCATTACGTTTTCCTCCATTAGGCGCATGAACAAGCCGTTTCTTCCATTTAGGATATTTAAAGTCCCAATATTTAATTATAGATTTTTGGAGAGAATCTTCTAAATGTCTCATATATGCTTTATTTTAAGTTCAACATTCACCGGCTTGTCTTTCATCGTGGAGAAAGCGTCAAGCAGCTTTTCCTTGATTGCCTTCAAAGGCTTTGTCAGTATATGGCTCTCGACTATTTCGAGAGGTATCTTCCTGCCGCTATACGTGATTAGGGACATGGAGGTGATTATGTAAGGTTTCATATTACTTACTAAAGTTTCCCACCCAAATAAATAGATAGAAAAATAACAGCTTGTCGAATTTTCTTTGTAAATTAGTAATCGCTAAAGAACTGATTTTAAAGACAAGACAACAAAACTGTTATGGAAGCAAAAATAGAGAAAATAAGTGAGTTATCCAAACTTTTGAGTGTTAAAACCCGAATGAGTGATGATTTATTTCATCTTTTTGGCAAGTTTAGACATTAGTCTATCCATGTCTTTTTGACTGAATAAGTAGTATGATTTTAACTTCTCATCAATAACCATTTTAGCACCATCCAATGTCCTTTCGGTGTAAAGAATGCTACCTATCTTGAAATAAAATATCCCATCAGAATCAATGGATATTTTAACTTGTTTATATTCCCATTCCATGTTATTCTTTTTATTAAAAGCCCCGAAGCGTATTCTCCGGGGCACAACCATTATTTAAGACCCGTGCCATTTATGTGTGGCTCACATTATTCCATTCGGGGACACTATCCGTATGCGCATTACGGAAATATCCATTTGCAACTGAATACTTTCATATCCCCTTTCCAACACAAGTTTGTGGAGAAGCCCAGATTTGCACTGGGACGAGTTGCCAAGCTCGCCACATCTAAGGTTGGCATTCCTATTATCGAGTGGTGCGTCTACTGATTCCGCCACTTCTCCATGTTTGCCCGCCATATCTTCACAGACCGAGCAGGCTGGTTGAACAAAAAGTTCAGTCGAAATTGAAATTATCTTCACCGTCCGGCATTTCTTCCGGAGCGTCATTCCCGAAATCCATCGGAAGGTACCAATCACTTATAAAATCATTCATGGCCGTCCTCCTTTGCTTTATAAGGATATACGTCAATCAAAGCCGTTTCCACCACAGATGCAATAAGATAGTCAGCTAGTGTCCCTTTCATACCTTCGTCCAATTTCTTCACGGCATCACGTAGGTCGGCAGCTTGTACCAATACTTGAGTAAATGTTTTCTTTTCAGCACCACTCTTTTCATCAAGGGTGATAAATGCCAATTTACATTTAAACCACCTATCTGCAGATTCCTCGTCAGAGAAAAACACCTCTGAATAATTAGCCCTCTTAATATCAGAAACCGTGAATTCTCCACTAATAAACGGTGTCATTTCCTCAATGCATCTTCCTTCGCTTTCTGTAAAAGAAAGACTGTCAAAAAGGTATTTTTCGATTGTTTTCTTTCCCATGCCGTTTTCGGCTATTTTTTGGTATTTTATAGATACCTCGAACCAAGTGTGCATCATAATTTTAATTGATTAATAATTTGTCTTTTGATTTTCTTGCTAAGCTTCCCTACAAAACGTACATGCTTCTCCGTCGTTCCATCGGGCAGGCATTCCTTGTAGGAGTAAAGCAGCTTTTGCAGGAGAAGCACTTCTTGTTTTGTCAGAGTGATTTTCATTGTTTTAAATATAAAGGTTGTTGTGTTCGACCTTAATCATAATTATTTCTCCTTTGTCTTATTACGTTCTATTGCTTTTTATCCAATTGCTGAATATGGACTAACTGAAACATCCTATCCGTTGCGGACGAAAAGAGGGCATCCATGCTGAAGCCTTTTGGAGTCAACAGACTAAAGGTCTTCTTAAACTCCACAATGTTGCCGTACATATCCCATACACCTCTCATCTTTACTCCCTTCAGTACCATTGTGCCACTTACGGCAATCACGGTGGTTTGTGTGATGTCCCTAATAATGCGGTCTATCTTCACCGGAATTCCAGCCATGATTCCATATTGCTTGTTTCCGACCAAAGAATTGAAGTCGAACTCCTCCTGATTCAAATCAGGGAAAATCATCAGATTTTTTTTCTTCCATGACATTAAAATTTATACACGTTTTTATTTATTCGCTTTTTAGGCTTCCCATTGGATAACTCTCCATAAAAAAAAATCCATATTATTGCTGCTACCACTCCCGATAAAGGGGATATAATACTCATCATTAGCACATCCGAGAAAGGACTTTTGTTAAAATCAGGAGCTTCATAAAAGGTATGACCCAGGGCAAAAGAGACAACCATTGCTATTATTACCGCTATGATTATTCCCCAAGCACCAATTTCACATTCTTCTCTTTCCTCGTCTTCTCTCATAATAACTTTTTATTATTTTATTGAACATCATTAAACGTAATGCTGATTTTGCTCTACCTCAATCTCCATCAGTTGAATCAGACGTTCTTCTTCTGGAGTAGGAATGTATACACCTTGGGCACTTGCAAAATTCCGGAACCTTTCAATGGTAAGGCTCATTTCCGCACTGTCAAGGTCAGCCGAACTGCGCAGGTATTTTATTTTTCCAAGATACTTGTCGTCCCTCTCACGGACGAAAGTGTCCTTGTTGCAGAGAATCTTGTAATAGTTCTGCTTAACGTACTCCATCGTTTCTCCAATCTGGCACCCGAAGTAAGCCAGGCAAACATGAAGGTATTTATTTGCCTGGATACTCCTTTGAGGTTTCTTCTCGGTCAGTTCAAACACTTTCCGTTCCTTTATCAGCCTCTCAAGCTTTGACCTTGCCTGCTGGGCATGGAGGGGATTGGCACCGTCGTATTTCATAGTCTAAAAGTTTTATTTACTTACTCAATCACTGCGATTTATATTTATCAACGGCTTTATATCTACATGTATCAAGCTTTCACCTATACCGTTCATATCAAGCCATTTTCTAAAAAGCGATTTAGCCTTTTCTAATGTGTCAATAACAGCACCATCATGAGTATAGCAGAACTTATCTAAATAGTTTACTGATATATACTTGTGAATACATCTATGTGCCTTTTTGCTCAAAAGAAATACGGAGTTTGGTTTATTATAATTCCAATGGTGTGCTTCTTTCCCATTAGTGTTGTAACCTCTAACTCTAAGGTTTCTTGATATATTACTTTCTTCTTTACAAATAGACAAAGTCTTTTTAAACTTTTCCTTATAGTTTAGCCTTTTGAATTTTTCCCTTGACCTCGCACGTTCATTCTCCAACCAAGATTCATCCTTTGATTTTTCAGAGTATCTTTTAGATGCATCTTTTTTAGTACATTCTTTGCACTTGTTTAAATGGCCATCACCCATTCGTGGGTGAGAGTAAAACTCTGATAAAGGCTTCAATATTCCACACTTGAAACAAATTTTCTCCTTCATAGGCTAAAACGGTAATTGGTCATCGTCACCAACATTTTGCATTGGTGGGAAGTCGCTTTGTTGTGGAGCGTCGCTCTCTGTTATGGCAGGCCTTGAGGACGAACTTTCAGACCGACCTCCCAAAACTATGTCATAAGCAAGTATGTCTGTTATATACCGCTTGATGCCGTCTTTCTCATACTCCCGGTAGCTGATAGTTCCGAACACTGTTACCTTGTCCCCTTTGTGGATATACTTTTCTGCAATATCGGCAATGCCACGCCATGCGACAATGTTATGCCAGCTCGTTTTCTCCGGCACATCTGTCCCGTCCTGCTTTTTATAACCTCCCGTAGAAGTCGCAACACTGAATGTGGAAACCTTTACGCCGTTATCAAGCGTCCTTGTTTCTGGGTCTTTGCCCACGTTGCCTATAATAAGGCACTGGTTGACACTTTTACTCATTATTTTCTCCTCCAAATATCTTTTTATCGTTGATAAGTTCTCTGTTTTCCTCCAAGAACCGGATAAACTCCTCACAATGGTTGGTGAGAATGGGTATATCACGCTCCGGATTGAACACATAAGTTTCAGTATAGGTATCTACCACATAACTGCCTTTGTTGAACTCTACGATGTTGTACTCAAATGTCCGTACAATCGAACCGTTCTTCATCAAAGCGTAAGGATAAACCAAATGTTGATGATGGTCTTTGAACTTCCCCACGGTATAGCTTCCTGTTGTCTTGATGTCGTGAACACTGGTAGGCATCAGTTCGTCAATTACCCCATAAACCAAAACATTGCCGTATGCGGTTGGAAGAATCGCTTCTACCCTTTGTTGGGTCAATGCTCCTTTGAAGTAACCGGCGAACTCTCGGCAAAGTGAGATTGGGAAAGTAAAAACACGATTATTATAGGTAGCTTTCAAACCTATAACCTCGTTGGTCTGAACCTCATCGTAATACAAAGGTTTACCTGTTTCGTCACAAGCTCCTTCACGTATTACCTTATATATCTTTTCAACCTGCACAGTTTCGGATTTCCGATTTTCAACCATACAGTCAATTATCTCCCCAAAACATGTTCCTCTATCAGCTTTTTCGCTATCGAAAGGTACTCTGTTTATCCTATCGATAAGAGATTGTAATTGTTGCTCTCTGAACTCATCTTCATTACATGGGGGATTGTCGGAAAAAGCATAATATTTTTGATATATCTTATCACTGTCTATATAATTCTGATAAGAATCTAACAATGTCGGGTATAGTTTATAAGATATTTTACTCATTCGCATATCTCCATTTGTAACCACCTGCTGTATGATGACTTTTTCTACCTATACAGCAACTGATAATATTAGCATTATTAATACCCGTTTGCCTTTCAGCCTCTTTAGCACTTTCAAATGTATTTATTGATGTACCATCCTTTCGGCACTGAACAACGGCTTTTGACATCTTCGGGTGATTTATTTTCTTTTTGCTAAACCGTTCGTTTCTTGTTCCGTAATTAGCATTATATCTCCATGTGCACCATTCTAAGTTAGAAACAGAGTTATTGCTTTTAACCTCGTCTTTATGATTGACACATGGAAGATTCTGCGGATTAGGAATGAACGTTTCGGCAACAAGCCTCTGAAGAGATTTATATTCAACTTGTTGTTGTTTCCATAGTGATATTCGTAAATATCCACTCCATATTTTATTAGGCTTAATTATCTTTCCTATTATCTTTCTAAAATTACCATACCTGCTTTTAATAAGCCTATCTAAAGAGCGAACTCTACCAAGGGTACTTACTTGATAGAGCCCTTCATAACCTTGAATGTCTTTCCAAATCTCATTAGGCTGCATCTGAGTAAGTTTTAGTTTTCTCGTCATAAATCAGCCCCAAAGCATTCACTTTATCCCTGAAAATTCTTCTCGCCATCATCAAAGAACTACCAATATGTTCAAATTCATTGATATGGGAAGCAAAATCATTGGCTGACCGAGCATCAGTAATAAATTCAATGCTCTCTTTGATTTCCTCTATCACCTTGTTGTATTTGTCAATCTCGGATTTCTTGACTTGCAGCATTGCAAGATAGGGATTAATCACTTGTGTGGTGATAAAATCGTTCTTGGCCGTCGGATTGCCGTTTTTGTCAAGAATGGTAGGCACTTCCATAATGGACGGAAGGTTACAAGTGTTCTTCCCGTCATTACGGCTTGTCGGGTCAAAAGTGATAGTACATTTAACTCTGCCGTTCTCATTCCTGGCTTCCATGTAACCCAGCAAGTCAAGTTCGGTAACGATGGAGTTGTAGGACTTCTCGCGCAATGCAGGAATGAATACCGTATCGTCACCTTCCTTTCTTGTATCACGGTGGGCAACGAAGATGATGTTCTTGTTCAAGTTTGACAAGTTGCAGACAAAGCCGGAAAACTCCTGGTTAATTCCACCCCAGTCCCTTATTTGCGGCTGCCGGGTACCACATTTATAGGAGATGATAAAGTCCATCATTTTGCCGATTGTGTCAACCACGATAGTACGATAAGCGGACAAATCTTCTTGCAGAACTTGTTGGACATCATTCCAGGAGGTAATCTGAACAATATCCACTCCGTCCAGATGTGACATGTTTACACGCTTGACACCATTGTCGAAGTCCAATAACAAAGGACTTGGAGCACTAAGGGCGGTAGTTGTCTTTCTCATACCTGCCTGACCGTAAATCATCATCTTGATGATAGACGGTATCACTAATTCGTTTGATTTTTTAATAAGCGACATATAATTATGATTTAATAATTGGTTTGTGGGATATACGGGACTTGAACGCCGTGACCTGTGCATGAAACCTTTAAATAATACCATGACAAACTACAAATACCAATACCATGCACCGCTCTACCTCTGAGCTAATATCCCGGATAGCCGCCCGTCTTCGCAGATTGGACGGCACGAACAAATACTAACATTATTTTCTAAGCGTAATCACTCATTGTAAGTGATGTATATCCCAAGGCATGAAAGGGATGCCATCAGGGAGAACATAAATGCAGGGAACACTTGCCCCACATTGGTTACGGTTACCGACCTTACCAGTAATACTACCATCCACAATAAGCAGAAGGCAAAGAATACCGTATAGCAATTTATCTTTCTCATACAAAAATGATTTCGTCTCTGTAAACCTCGATAAAGAAATGCTTTCCAAACTCTATCGTTACCTTGTCACCGCTAATGCTGTATATGGTCCCGATTCTGTCTTCCCAGCCGGGAGCGTTGTACTTGACTTTTACTTTTTTCTTTCCCATATTTATATTGTTTTTAATTGATGTTCCTAAAAAAGAGTTCGGTCTATTTTCTCAAACCGACCGGACAAAAACTAAACTCTAACTTCAATCATTCATGCTCCCGTGGGTGTCCCAATACTAATACATGTCTGATTTAATTTTTTCCCTGGACATTATTCCGCTTACATTTGCCAACGATAAAGCTTGTTTTATTTCAGCTTTTGAATAGTAAAGAGGCGAATTTCGGCTTTCTCCTTTTCGAATAGGATTAATCAGCTTATTACCTACAAGAATATTAAAACGTTTAAAGTCTATTTTCATCATGTTTAACCACTTCTTAACCTCTTTTTGTCGAATAAGGTCTTGCGCAGGCTCGTAAGCCTTGATTGCTTCCATGTATCCGACTTGGTAGCTGTCTATCATTATGGATTGGATTTCTTCTATATTCATTCTATTCTCCTTATTCTTTCTATTCGTTTAATTCTTGATTCTACACCTTTTCTCATTTCTCCTTGTTCGTGATAAAGAGAAAGAGAAAAAATACATAATAGACAACATGCTACAGACACACGGATAGCAGGCGAAAAATCCATAGTGAATTTAATACCAGCTATTCGCTCGTACAGCATAGTTGCAAGCTCTCTTCCATTTCGCACATGCAGAATTCTCATGGCAGTCTGTATCTGATTACTAATTGTACTGACAGCCCGACATTTGATTTCCGCTATTTCTTTTTTCTCATACCCCTGGGCGTACATTCGTGCTGTAATTTCGCATTCAAGTGTAAGTTCTGTAAGGATTCTATTCATGTCGTGTGTATGTTATAACTATTTAAGTCGTATAATGGAAGAGAATCCCGGGTGTTCTTCTTTGGATACCCTATACATAAGGTCTATTTTACCTTTCAATTTTTTCGTCAACCTGGCGACTTTATTACGTCTTGCAGCTTCGCTTTTTATCCCAGAATGGCGGGAGTCGCTATAGGGAACTTTAACCACATCCCCTACTCTCATTTCATCGAACACTTTTGTTGTTCGATAATTCTCATCGATTACAATTTCTTTTTCCATATGTATATTATTGATTATATATATTTTTCATAAAAATCCGGCCTATCTTCACAGACCGCCCGGACAAAACCTAATTATGCAAATTTATGAATACATAAAATTGTTGCTCCCGTGGGCGTTCCGGTGGTAGCCTTACTGCCCTCCAACATCTATGAAGGACCACGAGATAATTACATAATTACTTCAATTTTCTGATTATATCACCGCCATAAGAATCTTGAGTCAACTCTATAAACTCATGTACGGTGTAAGTATCATTGTCAATGTCTATTCCCTTATTGGTACAGAATGACAACCTTCCTTGCTTGCACGAACCGGTCAGCACATGATGCCAATGGAACAATTCTTTAGCCGATACCTTTTTAGTAAAGTCTGGAAAATGCTTTTTAAAAGCTTCTAGTCTTTCCTCCTCGGTTGAATCGTCATACAATTTTTCTTGAAGTGAAGCAAAGGCCTCGTGCAATGTTTCTCCATGAGCGAATTTCCCATTCCCTTTTGCAACAAATGTCTCAGTCAATGTAAAGTCATCGTTCAGTATATATCCTTTAGCTACATTGTCATGAACATGCTTGATAATTGTAGGAATATCATCAATGATATATACTTTGTCGCCATTGAATGTTTTAATTCCATCGCCATAGCCAGAGCCATCGCCAGAGCCAGAGTATATACTAAGAAACTCTCTTATCTGTTCTTCCATACGTCTACCTCCTCAATGGATTTTATTGCTTCGTCTGTACAAGGTATTATTTCAATAACCCCTAAAATTGAAATTATCGGCACGGCCAATGTGAATTTACAATCATTAGGGCGTTTTGTCCCTTCTACTGCCAATTGGCTGATAGATGCAGCCCCATACCAACACCACAATCTTCGGCAGTCTGTCAATGTAACTTCACTACCATTCTTTTCTTTCAACGTACCGAAAAATACACCGGCTCTATCAGCGCGGATAATAACTTTTTTCCCAATCATAATTCTATATATTTAAAGATTAATAAATATTGGCTCGCCCTCAACGCAACAATGCGTGTTTAGCCTTTCAGCATACCCGAATTTGACGGGAGGGGAGATATATTGATAAGCGTGTACGGTCGCCTTTCATTACCACCGCATACTTTATACCGATTTAAGACTGTATCGGACGCTTATGTTGTCATTGTGACCTCATTCATACTGCGTGTCGGTTGCCTAATCCGTCATTACTTACTCCTAAAGACTTGGATACAGTATTAATTCTTTGAAAAAATCAAGCCCATATGGGATTACGGCGTTTCCGCTACCCATAATTTCTTGATTACATTAGGATTAGAATACAGTATCAAGAAGACTTGCATTCTAAATCTCTACATCAATACGTCAAAGACCTATCAAGTGCTCCCGTCCGGTCCTCGCTACCGGAAGCCGTTCAATCCGACTACGGGATTATCCTACATGCTCGTATCGCCAGCCGAGCATCGCGTATCCGAATTCATGGACGTTTCTTTGCTTGCCAATAGGTTCATCTTGAATAAGAGATGATTGGTATTCATCCATCTTTAAATGAGCATCTGTCCACGCATCCTTCAAAGCCTTAGCAAAAGAGTACCACTTAAAAGCCTTGCTTTGTTTCATATAAGCCCAAGCCCTCTGCATTATGGCGTGTCTGTTATATTTGCCATCTCTGACCAGTTTATAATCTCTTGTTTTCATTTTAATATGTTTATACTATTGCATCTTATTTGCAAGTTGCGTACCTTTGATTCGTTATCACGATGCAAATATAGAAATAATTTCTAATCAATATCTAATATTGATAGAATTTATTTCTATTTTAACCTTTATTAATTAGAAATGAGTGAGATTAAAGACAGAGTTTTATCCTTTATTAATTATAAAAAGATTAATAATAAGCAATTTGAGGATGCATGCGGCTTGGGTAACGGATTTGTTTCCAAAATAGGATACTCCATCCGAGAGCCTAAAATAGAACTTATTTCTAAGGCCTTTCCTGAATTAAACAAAGACTGGTTAGTACGAGGAATTGGTAATATGTTGAACACTCAACTAAACTCTCCTATTAATAATGAAGCAATACCATTAAATCAAGACTATATTATCAATGTGCCATTAGTAAACCAGTACGCACAAGCAGGATACCTATGCGGTTTTGAAGATGCAACATACATGGCAACCCTTCCTACCATCCCCTTTATTGTTGACCATGAAGCCAAAGGAAACTATGTAGCCTTTGAGGTTAGAGGTGACAGCATGAATGACGGGACAGAAGAAAGTTATTTAGAAGGGGACAGACTTCTCTGCCGCGAAATCGCCCCATATCTATGGGCTGAGTCCAAACTGCATATAAGAAAGTGGGATTTTGTAATTGTACACCAAGAAGGGATATTGGTCAAGAGAATAATTGACCATAATGTGGAGATGCATACAATAACAATACATTCTTTGAATGATATGTATCCGGATAGAATCATTGATTTAGCAGAAGTAAGGCAAATATTTAATGTGATAGAACTACAAAGACCTAGAAGAAGATAGAAAAGCAAATTGTTTTAGCATTGTTTTAGCATAAGCCATAGAAACAATCAATATAATACTATACAACAAAAGATTACGAATTTCAAACACTTAGATTGTGGTTCTGAATGTCGTGGGTTCGAGTCCCATCTGCCACCCGCAAAGAAGAGGAAATTCGGTTTGAATATTCCTCTTTTTTGTTGTATATAAGGCATTTATGAATACAACTCAATAGAAATGAGAAATACAGAAAAACAAGTTGAATTTAAAAGTGGCTTTTTTAATATAGAAGTTACTTAAAAATGTTTTAGCAACGTTTTAACAAGAGATATCATGGCAACATTTAAAGCAACTATATTTAAAGACAGACAGCGTGAGGATAAGACGTGGAATGTCGTCATTCGTTTTACACATGAACGAAAAATAAGGTACATATCAACGACCATGTATGTCACAAAGAAGGACCTTACATCTAGTTTTAAGATAAAGAACCAGCTTATTCTTGATAAATGTGAGGAAATAATAAAGGCATATAGAAACAAGATTGCCTCACTGAATCTCGAGTTAAATTCTATGGATATAGATTCTATCGTAGATTTTATAAAGAGAAAAGATAATAGAACTGGAATAGACTTTATATCATTTGCAAAGCAATGGTGCCAATCGCACGCTGAAATAAAAGGGATTAAGAACTATACCACAGCAATCAATTCATTTTGCAACTTCTTCGGAAGAGAAACAATTATGTGCAATGAGATTTCTGTTCAAAAGATGAAAGAATATGAAGAATTCCTTTCTGATAAAAAGAGAGCACAATCCCTTTATACTAATTCTATTTTGCGGTTGTTTATAGAAGCAAAGGAGTATTATAATGATGAAGACAACGGAATAATCAGAATAAAGCACAGCCTTTCGAAATTTAAACCCAAGCAGCAGAATGTCGCAGAAAAAAGAGCTTTATCTGTTGATGAAATAAAAGCCATATTCAGTCTCCCATATGACAACAAAAAAGTTAAAGGGCACACAAGCAGACATGATTTAGCTTTGGATTGTTTTCGCTTGTCTTTCTGTTTAATGGGAATGAACTCTGCCGACTTATATAATGCGACCGAATACGACGGGGAATTTATTACTTATTACCGAACAAAGACAAAAGAACGCAGGAATGACAATGCCAAAATGGTTGCTCGAATACATCCCTTAATCCAACCTCTAATTGATAAATACAAAGGGAAAGAACGCATGTTTAACTTTTACGAACGTTACTCGTCTATGGCTGACCTTAACCGAGCAATTAATATAGGACTAAAAGAGATTGGGAAAGAAATTGGTGTTGAAAATCTGCAATTCTATTCCGCGCGGCATTCTATGGCAACAATAGCGATAAATAAGGTTGGAATAAGTAAATGGCTGGTAAATGAGATGCTCTGCCATACCGAGTCATCCATGAGAGTTACAGACCTTTATATCAAAAAAGATTTTACCCCTATCAATGAAGCGAATTTTAAATTGATAGACTATATGTTTTGTGAACAGTATTAGGAGCAGTTAATCAAACATCACCTTTAGAGACACAACGATATCACCCTCACTATTACAGCGATAGGCACCAGCCAGTCAAGGACGCGAAATTCAAAAGGAAGACATCAATCAAAACAAATAAAAAAATCCCGGCAATAGAATCATGCCGGGAAATTCCATTTTGCAAGAGACGGTTATAGGGAAATAGAAAGGAGCTCTTCACCAAGTTTGTGCAAGGCGGTTTCTAATCTTAAGTTCTGTTCTTGACGGGGAACTCTATTGCCGGAAGCATAATGCCACAATTGTTTCTGGTTAATTCCTGCAATACGTTCTAATCCGGCCTTTGAAAATACACCCTCGTAAAAATCCAAGAATGATTTTATATCCATTTTGAAGGACAGTTCATAATCATCCTTGAATTCCTCGGGCAGTTCACACCCTAACTCGGAACATTCCTCGACAAAGGCGTCTATAGCCGTTATAATGTTCCTTTTTATCTCATCAATAGTAGAACCGGTTGCAGTTATACCATCAATGCCATCAATATAGGCAGAATAATTGTTTTCTGCCCGTTCGATGATTACTCTTAACAGTACCATGTGTAGAAGTTTTTTATATTAGTAACAAATGCAATCTTTAATTGTTTAAGGAGATAAGGATGGCAGGGCTTATTTCAGCCCCGCTTCCCGCAAAATGGAATTCAAGGTACCATCTTTCAGGTCATCATTGACATTCCCTGAAACTACTATAGGTCTCTTTGCTCCTTTCTTATAGTAGATGCGATGGTCGCCTCTCATTCGAACGAAAGTCCATCCATTTCTTTCAAGTAAAATAATGATTTCTTTTACTTTCTTTGTCATCCAGACCTCCTTTCTTTTATTAAAAATTTATCTTACAATGAAGATTTGACACCGCAAAGATAACTAAATTTCTACTATTAGCAAATATTGATAACTTTTTTTCTACTATTTAATAGCGTGGAGTTATATTATATGTGAAAACACAACGATACAGCCCTTGCAATTATTGCAAGAGGAATCATCCAGTCAAGAATACGCTCTATGCGTTCCATAGCATGACAAGCAGAAGCCGGCAGAAATCCGAATAGTAACGGTCGTCGGCCTGCGCAATCAATATGTCCAAATCATCGCTTCTCATTAGCCAATATGGATTTTATGTCATCTTCAGTGAAACCGAAGCAGGAGGCAAAACGCCTGAAAGCCTCACGCCTATTCTTCGGGATAAGAGCGTACATGCTGTTGGCTGGAGTTTCGCTCTTCAATGCCTTTCTAATCTGTTTCTTTCTCATAAGACTATACATTTGAATGTCCGAATTTGGATACCGCCCGGACACAAAAAAGGCGGTGAAACTTTGGAATCACCGCCTTGAAATCTCAATTGAGGATAAACATCCTTGCGTTGGGCATACCCACAATCATTGAAGGGCAAACGTGTGGCAAGGATATAATATGTATCTTCTACCCATGGTTTTCATTTACTTCATTTGATTTGTCATTTGCCAAGAAATGCCCCCTTAAAACAATCAATCCGAGACCGATTATATTAACGGTTGTGGTAGAAAGAATGGTTATCATTATAGGATTCGGAATGCTTATACTAAAATACGGGTTGACTGCCGGTATCGACACATAGCTTGCCAATACAATACACAGCACTATAAAAAGATATACAGCAATTACCCTCAAAGACCACTTTTCAAGTCTCCTTCTTGCTTTCGTGTTTTCAACTATGCGATGTAAATGAATCAGCTCCTTACTCTTCTTGATATTTCCGTCCGTTGTTTCTGATTCCAACAAGGACTGGACTGTATCGAGAATATTAAGGTCCTTCTTTTTCTCCTTGAATGGCTCTGAAAAGAAAAATTTAATCCAATATGGAATATAATGCCCTAAATGGATTAAGTAATGATACCATTTAATGGGTTTTCCGGTTCCGAATATAGAATCAAAAAGACTGGAGTTATCATTTGGACCTTTCATTGTTTTATCCTATTTTGAGGTTTTAGGAAATAGGCCTTAATCAGTTCCTTTGAAATAGGAGTATTCCATTTGTTTTGCCCGGCAATGTCCCCATTTTTATTTTTTATGTAAAGCGTATCATACCAAGGAGAACCTTCCTGATGAGACCATTGGGTTAATGATAATGCACTCATGTTATACATTGCGTCAACCGCGGTCTTTACCAATTCAAGTGCCTTAGAATGCTTGTTAAATTCGCACAACACATCTTTAGGAAAGGAAGTGACAATTTCATCAGGATTTATCTTTTTATTCACAATCGGGAATACCGGACCATAAGGCCATGCCTTGGGAGAATCGTCCTCAAACAATAATCGGTCAGTCTCCGCATAGTACACACCATACACATAGAACAAAATTTTATTGATTTGGGTCTTGTTCAAACGTACCATATGCAGTTTTTGGGCTGCATACTGAATCAGTCGGGCATAGTCTGTACTTTTTAATACCATTGCGCAAATCGTTTAACGGTGCAAATATGGCATTTTCTGCTGAATTTGCATCATATCACATCTCTTTTTATCGTTTTTAGGCGTTATTTAGTCTAAAAATCGCATTTCAGCGGTAATTCCAACAAGTCAAAGAACGATTACGAAGAGGATACTACAGCATTTCCCTCACCTTATGCTTGCAGCAGTTGCACTCACACAGCAACGGGTGGGCATACTCCCACGTCTTTTCTACTATATCATCCCCGATATACTGGATTTCTTCTCCATACGGAGTCATGTCAAGCGCCTGGCAGATATGGGTAGCCAGATGACCGCACTCATGACGCCAGGACTTCTCAAACTCCTTTGCGGAGGAGGTTATGGCTATAACCATCACCGTTTTCCTATCCCGAAAATTGGAATATGTAACTCCGGTATTCATTTTCCCGGAGCTCATGTTGTCATAGGCTGTGCGGAGCATTTCCCCGTCACATCCGATGGAATACATGTTGTCGATTATCTCGTCAATATAGTATGAGTCAACGGCATAATATACGGAAACATTCCAATGGTACTTCTCTATAACGAATCTCTGACGTATCATGGATTATATCATTTCATCCCATTCTATAGGTTCACCGGCAGCAATCATGGTTGCGTACCACCGTCGCATTGTGGTGCCGTCCGGAGCATCCGGATCATCAATCACATCCTTGACATATACGGCAAGATGTTGCTCGTCCGGAATAGAAGATTTAAAAAAATCCGCTTTCCCCATATTGGCCACGTACACAAAATCGTAAAGTGAATTGTTGTCCAATTTCATGCCATATTTTGTAAGAAGTTCTTCTACCTTCTCTTTTGAAATAGGTTCTATCCGTTCTTTTTTACCGGTAGCAGGATTTATCTTTTTCATTAAAGAAACGGCAAAATCGCACATCTTCTTATTGAAGTGCCATCCGAAGTTGCTCAGATACGCCTCCATTTCTTCTGGTCTTTTATCTCTTATATCCAACGGTTCTCTGTATCTCATGACATATCAATTATTGTAGGGGAGCCGCAAATGCCACTCCCCAAAGTTACACTTAACGGTAACGGGAATAACGCCCGGTTCCACGAACTCCACGTCTTTGTCCCATGCCGCCGCCACCATTGTTCCCGCTTTCCGGGAACACATAAGTCTTTGTTTCGCTCATAATATATACAATTAGTTCCGGTCATATGACCGTTTACAAAAGTATATACTTAATACCGGTATGGAAATCAGTTGTTTCCCAACGATTTCCTAATGTTTTCCCAATATATTCTCAACATTTTCCCACCTTCCATGCGCTCACGGAAATTGGGAATCATGTAGTTCACCGCACGTTTGGTCTTGTGGATATGAACTGCTATCTGTGAAGGGTACATGCCCCTATCGGCAAGGAGAGATACAAGGAGATAACGGGCATCCACCGTTTCCGCGTCCTTGTCCGGAGACAAGATACGTTCTGCCGGAATTTCGGTTTCTTGTGATACGAGATTGATTGTTTCGGCAAAGATTTCTGACTTGCACATGATTTTTCAGATTTTTATCCGTATCTTTGCCCTGCCACATAAAACTTGATATATACATGAACAAAGCACAAGATACCGTGTTGAAGATATTAAGCCTCCAATGTGCGGTATCTTATGCTTTTTCAAATTTTTATGTGGCAATAATTATTTGAGCGTTGGGGGCTTTCTTTTTACTCTAAGCCCCGAAAAGAGCGCATTTTACGATAAGTTTTTTCCTATGGGCGTTTCTACTCGCCCGGATGATTAACGCTAAGTCATGTCAGCCTCCTTTCTTAAGTTTATAAACCATTTTCCCAAAAACTATCAGTAGTACCACTACTATGGTAGCAATAGCGAAACCTCCCACTTCCTGCTTGAAGGACTGCCATCGGGTCAACTCCTTCTCAACCGGATAAGGGACCTGAATGCTGTCTGTCCTTTCGATATAAAGCGTATCATGCTTGACTTTATCCACAAACAGATATTTATACCTGAATTGATAGACGGTATCCCCCTTGTCAAGTACATATACGCTGTCACGCATATATATGCTGTCACGCCGGTAAACGGTATTATACACGCTGTCTGTACGCACCGTTTCCACCGGGACATATCTTATGTTTCCACACGATGAAAGCAATATGCTCCACAGCATAGCGGACAAGCCGACAACAAGCCAGAAAGAAAGCCTTCTGAACTCCGACAAACGCATATGTTCAATGAACCTTTTCATGACTCAAACTTTAAATCGTTAATGCGGTTCATCCATCCCCGTTTGAACTTGTTGTTTGCCGGGCGTTTCCTGCATATATCCTCGATGAAGTCGAACCGGGCAATCTTAATCATGTCGAACAACTCACGAGGGTTCCTGGCATTCACTGCCGCAATGGTCTTGGGGCCTACTATTCCATCCACGGCCACACCAAGCAATCTTTGGGGAATTTTGACGCCATGCGCACCGGATGCCCACACCCAATCGACAAGGATATTCGCCACGGATTGGCTTGTTATCAAATCTGCCTTCCATCTGTCCCAGTACATAGTTTTCAAAATTTCCGTCCATTCCTCTTTAGTGAGATTTTTCAATCTTTCAATTGTAGGCTTGGGGTATCCTTTCTTTCGGCAATATGCCTCATAGGTTCCGATAGTAACCCCCATGTTCGTAGCACCGCCCAAATCGTCGGGTTCATTCACGAAACCGCCCTCCCATTTGATAATGAACGGTGCAAGCTTATTCACATCAGCCATTTTTGTTTTCCTCCTTATCTTTAGTTATTATTTCACTCATCTCCTCCTTGTCAACATCAAGCATCTTTTTCCCGAACAGCCCCAGCGCCTTTAGCATGTTGAAGCTGTAGCCTTTCGGCGTAAGGATATTACTGATAATCGAGCAGAACTCAATGAAACAAACAAGCAGGCATGAATACACATCTATATTCCATTTGCTGCCAGAAGCGATGTTTATCATAACGACCATACATACAAATGCGAAGTACGTCACCATCTTTCCCATCGTCCTGCGTATGGCACTGGAAAACCGCACCTCTTCTTTCATAAGCAGACTTTTCCTTATTCCGAAAGCCAAGTCACACACGACTACTGAAAACGAGACTATAAACCAAGGTATCATGTGTTCGAGGGATTCCATTATAAATCCGCTCGCTATTACGGAGAAGCCTCCGGGGATGCTCTGGGTTATTATATTGTCTTTCACTGGAAGTAGGTTTTAAACACATTGACATGATAGATATTCACCCGTCCGTAGTTGGCGTCAAATATCTTCTTTATCTCATATCCCAGTCCATAGGACAGCGCTTTCATCTTTCGCCAGTTGATGGAACGCCAGTTCATATTATGCTCCTTCGCCCAACGCTTGATACTGTACCACTCCTTGGATTCATCAAGCTGCTCGGTCTTCTGTTCAAGAAGAGCCTTTGTTCTTTCTTTCTCCTCCACTTCATCCGCAAGCCGGCGTAACGCTTCCGCATATGTTTGAGGAGTTGTAATTCCTTTCAATGCTCGCTCCATTGCTTCAAAAGCGTCATAAAACTCATTCTTGAATTTCAAAGCCTTTATGCCATTCCACCCCATTACCAAAATAGAGAAACCTTTTTGATTCATGATATAAGCCGGATTACTTTTTCCGGTCGCATCTTCGTAAGTCGTTGATACAAAAGCTAAACGCATTTTTGCGTTGAGTGATTCGTCCTCTGTATTAAGAATATTGTCAATGCTTCTTATTACATCGGCATGTCTTTTTCCGAACTTCTCAGCCACCAAAAGGCTATTGGTTAAAACTTGGTCATTCTGACCTTTAAAAACTAAATCTGTCATATTACCTACTTTAATGTTAACTTTTCAAACTAACCAAAATTTTGTCTGTCAAAAACGACAAAAGCCCCCGAGCCGGATGCAAAAAACATCAGCTCAGAGGCTTTGATATATGTCGGATATTCCAAGTGCATAGTTACGGTGCCGTACATCTTCATACGGGTACTGCAAATATACTAATATTCTGTCAAACACCATACTAATCCAAACTTTTTTCACATGCAAAGCTAACCTTATAAGGACAGATTAGGAAGCTTTCAATGGACGCAGAACGAACCTTTTACAAAAGGTTCGTTTTTTCGGCAAAATCGCTATCTTTATAACAAAAAATGATTTACGCATACATTAGGGTAAGCACAGACAAGCAAACAGTAGAAAACCAGCGGTTCGAGATAGAGAATTATTGCAGGAAAAGGCAGATAGATGTAGACCAATACATCGAGGAGACGATAAGCGGGATGAAAGATGTGGACAAGAGAAAGCTCGGGACACTGCTAAAGAAGATGAAGAAGGACGACACCCTTATAGCCTCGGAAATATCCAGACTGGGCAGGCGGTTGCTGGAGGTTATGTCCATTCTCGACAGCCTTATGAAAAAGAAAATCCGAGTAATTACCGTCAAGGAAGGCTTTGAACTAAGTGGTGACGGATGTATTCTACATCTATGGAGAAACAGCGAATGGTTCGCAGGTAAAGATTAAGAAAAGCGATTTATTCACAAGTGTTTTTGCATATAAAGGACTTCTGAGAGAAGATAAAGACCTTAATACTATTTCAGAAAATGGAATATATTATTCTGCTAATGCGTTGAATTCGCCAGAAAGAGTAACTGGGTTATTGTTGCATTACATGGAAACAGATATGGCTTCCCAAATTCTAATAAATTCACGAACTGGGGAGTTATATACTCGTTCACAAGTATATAATACGGGAAATTGGGACAAGTGGACCGAATGGAAGTCAATAACTCTTACCTAATCTGATAATAATATTTATTACCCGTTCTGACCGATATGGCCGGAACGGGTAAGAGATTGGATAAGAAATGAAAGAGGTAAATCAAGCTGCTAAAATTGGTAATTTATATTCGCCTCCAATCAGTATAAAGGATGGCATTCCCATTGCTATAGCCTTCTCTGATATACGTGAGCCTTCCGCTTACCATCTGAAAGATAAATTGGCTACCACTGACATCTCCTTTAGATGAACGCTGCACATGAATACAAACACCATATTCTATCGGTGAATTTTCTGTCTTTCCTATATAAACAATGCTTAAACCTTCATTTAAAACCTTGTATGCTTCATTCAAATCGTTTAAAGATGTGATTCCAATTCCCTTAATAGACAGTAATGCACTTAATGAGGGAAGCTCCATCTTAGCTTGCCCACTATCTGTTTTTTCCACGTACACATAATCCGCATCAGTCACTATCTGGAACTGGTTCATTGCTATATCATCACCTGCCATAATCTTACATTTAAGGGGCAAGAACTATGGCGAGAAAAAAACATGAAACAAGTTGGGGCTACAATTAAACAATTATTTTTACTTTAGATATAGCTAATCCTTTTAAGATACAAGGCTACCATATCGCTACCGTTGTTTTTAAGGAAGAAATTGCCATTGGTCATTTTTCGACCGAAAACAATAGATTTAGTCCCATCTGCATAATCACAATAAAGGTTTCTACCAGCATCTGACACAAAACCATTTAAATAAGAACCGCAAGCGAATATAGCAGTTGTTGCATTGTTGGGAGATGCAACTAAATACATTCCGCTTCCCAAGTTACCAAGGTCTTTTTCTTCGCCTGCCGCCAACGTGAATCTATAGGTATATATTCCCATTGCGTTCATTACTTCTGTCAATGTCGGACTGATGCTATTGCCATTTGCGTCTAGTCCACGCAGCCGTGCCGGAGTACCACCACTCATTGCATTCTCTCTAATATCATCTGCCATAATATTCTCACATTTAAGGGGCATCCGCTTTAAAAACATGATACCCTAATTTAACATTTAAATAATTAACTCGTTTTTGTTTAAATAAATTCCCGAATTAACGGCATCGGGAAGGCCGAAAAAGAACAAGTTTCCTTGTTATAGAACAGTGTCTTCGGAAGATTCCTCGACCACTTCCACAAAACCACCGGACACCAGGTCGGCAAGGTCAAAAGACATTCCCATACCGCTGTCACGGATGCACAAGTAAAGCACATCCTTGTCGGTGTAATACTTGCCATTGAACAGCTCCATTCCCTGCTTCCACGCTATCGGGTCCTCCTTCGTGCCGGAGGCTTCAATCTGGACAACCTTGTAGAGGGATTCCGTACCCACACCCGGCACCCACTGGCTGGCAAATTCATGCTCCTGAATTACCTCATATAAAGTGTCTTCGTAGGAGAACATGAATCCGATTGGCTCAGTCTTGCCAATTAGGTCATCCCACTTGGGGAAATACTCCTTATGCTTAAGGCTCTGCTCAACTGTCAAGCCTGCGGTGTTGACGTTCTCCTTAATAATCTCATGTAACGTGTCCACCTTGTCCAGATACTCATCCGACAAGTCGGACGGGTCCAATATCGTTCCGGCATTGAGCATGCGTTCCTTTTCGGCTTCAGATACCTGGCGATATTTAGAAGCCTCCGAAGGGTCGCTGATATACGCGGTACTCCCGAACACCCTTTCATCTATGGGCACATCCTCACTCTGTGTAAGGTAGTGCCCTCCGTCTGCCTGCAAAATCATTGTTGTTCCTCCTTTCTTGTTTCATTATCATTCAAATCTTTTATATTTTTGTCTATGGACATTGACAAGGAGATGTTTCCGTAATTGTCCGCAATGAATTTAATCAGAGCTATTTCCTCGTCAGAGAACTCCGTCTCTCCATTGCTTTGGAACACCTTCATCATAAGCGCATATCCACGCGCCCTATTGAGGTTCTGCATGATTGTATCGGCAAAATCCTCCCGAATGTCCCTTGTTATGCAGTTCTGCATGGTCACATTCGTGTAAATCTCGAATCTTTCAAAATTAATCTTCTTCATAATCAATTATTTGTTTGGATATGAATTAGTTACTTGCCCGTTAACAGAGAAAACTAACCCGATAGGTCCCAATGTAAAGCTTAGTGCGTCGGTTCCAACCGTTGAATAACCATTCACGGATGTACCTGACATATCAAGTCTCCCGACCTCTTTACTTCCAGAATACCTTCTGAGCATTAATCGAGGGTAATAATTAGTAACCCCTCCGATAGATTCGGTAATGAAAGATATATTCCCTACTTCATTATTATCTTGGTTATACATCTTGATGCTGTTGGAACTTGGGTCCAGTTCAATGCGAGTGCCATTCAACGAAGTGGAAATCTTACCGACTAATTCCACATCCCCATTCTCCTTTATCTTGAATGACCCATTGGGAGAGGAGACATTTCTGAACGTGCCGCTTGTTGCATTTATATCGCCATGAACCTCCGCATTCATGCAGATTACTTTTCCGCTCTCCAATACCCGGAACGGGGCGTTGTCCGGTGTCGCGGAACCAGCCCATATACGCACCTTGCTGCCTTTTTCCGAACCGGAAAGACCTGCTGTCACGGTACCGTCATCCTTCTTGATAAGCAGCTGGTTGCCCTGCATGAAGTCAATGCTCGCGTTCTTCGCGATGATGAGGGACGTGTAGATAGGACCTACACCGCTTAACTTAGTCCATGTGGACGATGACACTCCCGGCTTGTTGCTTTCCGAGCTTGTATGGGTAGTGTTGCATTTGTAGACATCCCATCCGTCGATTGCGGCATTGTTCCTTATCATCGCAATATCCACATAACGGGTGCCGCTTGTCAGAGCTTCGTCGTTGCGGTAAGTCACGCCCACAGCCCATTCGGAATGCCGGGTGATGCAGCCTTGGATACCCTGCTCTCCATCTTTCCCGTCTGTGCCGTTAGTGCCATCCTTACCCGGAGCACCAGTATCTCCCTTTGAAGCCAGCAAGTCATACTCCGCGGAATTCATCTCCCCGGAAAGTATGTACCCGTATGTCTTGCCACCGTCCTGGGTCTGCTTGATTCGCTGACCGGAACTTGTTGTAACAGTCCACAGTGGAGGATTGGTCGTCTCCTTCTTGGCTATGTATGATGAGCCGCCCATGGTAACTACACCCTGCTTCGGCACGATAAGCCCGGTATACCATCTGCCCATGGCTGTTATGCTCTCGCCCTTATCGCCTTTGATTTTAATTGGCGTGCCCCATGTCCCATCACTTGCGGATGAAGCAACCTTCTGCGACATCCATATAGCTCCACTTGTAGCATTCGTATGCCAGCCTCCGGTAGTACCGTTTCCCGTAGGAACAGAAGGCTGGGAAGTGCTGTCATTGTAAGTTATGAACACGCTCAATCCGTTCGAACCGGCTGCACCGTCAGCACCGTCCGAGCCGTCAACGACCATCAACGACCATGCTGTCCCGTTCCATATGTATACACGACCGTTATTGGTGTCCCTATATGCCCAGTTGATTTGAGGATTGGAAGGTGGAGACTGCAGGTCGCCTTTCCATACGATGCTCAGTCCGTCCTTTCCGTTCTTTCCGTCAATTCCGTCAATGGTCATTTGATACCACTGGCCGTCTTGATATACATACGACTTCTTGTCGGTCGTATTCTTGTACGCCCAACCGTTCTGAGGAGAGGAAGGGGCAGACGAGAAATCACCTTTCCATACAATACTCGTACCAGCCACACCTTCTGCGCCATCAATGCCATCAAATCCATATTTAGCCCAGAGAGCAGGTGTGCTGAAGTTACTCCATATGCCGTTTCTCTTCTTCCTCTCGCTTATCCATTCAAAAGGCAGGGATTCGGAAACGCCAATGGGGTCATCATGCCAGCCGGAAGGGATATAATCATCCGTCTGTGAGGTTGCCGGGGTGGAGGGGCGGTTTTCCTCCGTGGTATGGATAAACACTCTTTCGTAATCGGTACCGTCGCTTCCGTCCTTTCCGCTCTGGACAAGCAGGTCGTATTCCTCCGTATTTGATTCACCGGACAGAATATAGCCGTAAGTCCTTCCTCCGTCCTGCGTCTGGGTGATGCGCCTGCCGTCACTGGTCGTAGTAGTCCATAACGGTGGGTTGGAGGTATCTTTCTTTGAGCAGAATGAACTTCCCCCCATCGTGACAATGCTCAGCTTTGGTACAAACAGCCCGGTATACCATCTGCCGAGCGAAGACACGCTCTGACCGTCCTTTCCGTCCGTAACAAGAGGTATCGTCTCCACATCGACCTCCTTCCCGTCCACGTAGAATATGAACTTGATGCTCTTCTGGAAGCTTGATACCGGTACTCCGGCATTGTTCCCGATTGAGACTTCGGCTCCACCGTCAAGGGAGTATTTAAGTTCGCCCGTCCCGGTCTCGGCCGTGCCTCCGGAAACCGAAGACTTCAACCGTGTACACGATACGGAAGTTACATTGAGATTACCATTGGCATCCTTTATCACAGCGGACACGCTCGGGACAAGCCGGTACAGAACGGCATCGGCACCGCCCTTGACACCTGCCATGGTAAACGTGAGCTGCCCGGTGTAGGTTTTGCCATTGTAGGTGGCGGTCAACGCGACGGGTATCGGGTTCCTGCCGTCCAGAGCCACGCCCTGCTTGACACTGAAAGTTATCTCTCCGGTGGATACGTCGTGCGTCTCGGTGACGTTGGCGGGGAGCGTGCATGTTATGCCGGTGAGGGTCATCTTCTTGGTACCGTAGCTCATCCATACAACTGTGCTTATCAATGTGTCCTGGTAAACCTTACCGTCATTGGTAAGGGTGACGTTGTCCATCTGGTTGGTGAGGTCTGCGAACACTGCCGATTCTCCGGGGTCACCCTTGTCGCCCTTGGAGGCAATCTTCTGCCAGTCATTGTTCGTGCCCGGCTCAGCTGACGAACCGTTCTTGTTCATGCAGGCCCATGTGCTTCCGTCATGGGTCACGCTGTCGTAGTAGTCATATTTTCTGCCGGATTCCCAAACGCCCTCATAGCTCAAGTCCTTGGCTGGGGTGCCGTTGGGCTTCAGGCGTTCTATCGTGCCGGAGATGTACACATTCTTGCCGTAGAACGAATATCCGGAGAAGTCCATGCCGCCGATGGAAAGACCGTTGAGCTTTCCTACCTGCATCTCGATGTTCGTCTCCGGGTCTATCACCCAATTGTTGACATGGGTAATACGACGGGTGTAGTATCTGTTCTCGTATGTAATGTCCTGGCGGTCCTCGTCGGTGAAGTTACCGTATGCGAAGAAGTTCATGCCCGGCATCGGATGAACGGACGTACCAACCTGAAGCTCATACTCGAACTTCATGATTCCTGCCTCGTTCTCCAATATATTGGTCGGAGTAAAGTAGGATGTGGCGAAACCGGAATACTCAATGAAACCGTTTGCGCCAATCGTATCCTTGTCGGTGTTTCCCCCACCTATGTTATGGAAGATACCCCTGCATATGTCGCTCACATGAAGCGTACCGTATTGGCCTTCCAAAAGGTCAAGAGTGGCGATGCGGTTCTCTGTATCCACAGTCTTTATCGTTCCGTAGGCAAACGTATTGGCTTTGTCACCCGATATAATGTCTATGCAATTGAAGGTAATCTGAGGTACAATAAGCTCCTCACGGAATACAGCCTTGTCTGTCTCGATAACAACCTTGCCGTTCTCGTCCAGATAGATGGAGCCTCCGCTTCCTCCGATAATCCCAGAAGCGAAGTTCTTGCTTATCTGCAATCCTTTCTCCGCGGTCAGCTTGTCGCCAACTTCCAGCTTGAAGGGGGTGCGGTCGTGGGTGGTCTTGCTGAGGAATGATTGCAGAACACGCAAAGCCGAATACACATTTCTGTTTGTAGGGGATGTAGTGTCATTCGTTCCGATAACATATATGCCACTTCCACCTCCACCGGTGTATGTCTGTCCCTTCAAGGTAATATTCTCTATTTGCTCTTCCAGTTCCCCTATCCGAGAGTAGGACGCCGTTTCGCCTACCGTATATACCGGGCTGTCATACGGCTTATCAAGATTGCATTCGTATCCTATGATTCTGGACTGACGGTTTCCGCTTTCAAAGAATGCGGAATTGACTAAATTAACCTTATCTCCTACATCAAAATGCTTTGCATAATCCGGGTTCTGATTGCCTCCCTCATCCAGCCCATACATATAGTCCGACATCATTGTGCAGGAATATGTATTGGGGTCTATCCTGGACTTGGCAACGTACTCTTCAGCCTTATCCTTAAGCTCTTGTTCCGCGGCCGACACAAGCCCCAAATCCGCAATTTTGGAGCTGTCCCACCCATATAATATATAAGTATCCCCCTCTTTGGGTTTTAAGACATCATCAGGTAATTTGCGACCATAATCCTCATTAGCGACAATCCCCCAAAGCTGGGCTTTCGGATTCCATGAACCGTCCTCATTCTTTTCCGGGTCTCCCATCGGATTAAAAGTCACACCGAAATCCATACCGTTCAAAGAGCCGGACTGGAAGATTATATGCAATTCCTCACCCTCAAGAATGTAGTCCTTTGAAAATGTTATTCCGGTATCGGTAAATTGGTAGAAAGTTTCGGTGGTCTGAGTTCCATCCTCATTATTCACTGTGTCTGTATAGGTGATGACCTTTGATATATGACCGTCAGTACGAGGATATATATCGTCAAACACAACCACCTGCTCTACAGCTTCCTCAGTAGACATGTCAGGATATGCGTCTATGTACGGAGTTCCTTCGGGAAGCATGAGACGCTTTTGTACAACTCCATTAACCACGATGCTTTCATCCACTGGACGATAGTTTGACGGAATGTTACGGGTAGAGCCGAAAGCATAGATACGGGTAGCGTATGTACTCTTGCTCTCAGAGCTTGTCATCTCCACCACATTGTCCCCTATCTCAAAGTCAACCGGAGTGCCGTATTCACATCTTCCGAAGTTGATGGTCTTGTCAGTTACCCACCATTCGCAATCCCAGGTTTCTGCCATAGCAGAAAGGGCGTCTATCATATTAGTGTTGTCGTAACTTACAAGCTTCGCGGATTTCTCTACTGTAGGGGCTATGGAGAACTCAAAAGCCTCTCCCTTGTATGTATATCCCAAAGCGGCAAGATTACGCAGGAAAATGCCCATATGTACATCAAGAGTGGCGGTCAGGTTCCATGATGCCTCCTGCCCCCCTACTTCCGGGGTAAACTTGAATACCTTGTTCTTCCATTTCCAGTAATATGCGTCAAGTCGAAGCTCATAGTCATATGCGCCAGTAGCAGTGTTGTAAATAGGATTGTAAAGGCTTACAAGTTCGAACAGACCGAAACGTGAATCCTCCACATAATCACCCAGATGGAAGGTGATGGGAGAATTGACGCTGAAAACGAGTGTCATATAGTCTTCGCCCATCAGCGTATATTTCCGCTTGCTTCCCCCGTTGACAGAGGTTGAATATATTATGTCTCCTTTTACGTCCTTTATATCCATGAACACAAATTTCGGAGATAAAAAAAAGAAGCCCTAATTTTCAGGACTTCCAGAACGAACCTTTTATAAAAGGTTCGTTATTTCTTGTTTTAAGCACAGAAAATGCCTATTCCAATACAAGAATAATAATTTTTTGGGGCACCAATCCTTGCATGTTTATAACAAATATGTTATATTTGCACCGTAAACAAATGCTCTTTGATTCATGAAAACAACAGAGTTCTTGAAGAAGGCTGCAAAGATAGGCTGCCATTTTGTGAGCCACGGCAAAGAACACGATGTGTGGTACAGCCCTAAAACCGGGAAGTATTTCCGTGTGGGCAGGCATGGCTCTCAAGAAATAAAAGGCGGCACTCTGAACAGCATGATGAAAGATGCGGGTCTTAAATGACCCGCACATTTGTTTACCCTAAACTCTAAATAACAAGAAATATGAAAGTTACTGCCATTGTTGAAATGTGGGATGACAAGACAATCAGTGTTTATGTCCCCGAATTTGACGGTTTCAGTTTGAACGGTCAAGGCAAAAGCGTTGATGAAGCGAAACGTTCATTACATGAATGTATTGATGATTATGTCGCCATGCTTAAAGAGCAAGGCAATGAGGTGCCAGAAGCATTGAAGGATGTAGAGTTTGATTACAAGTATGATATAGCTTCATTCTTTGATAATTTCAAGTTTATAAGCGTATCTACTTTCGCGAAGTATGCAGGTATCAATCCGTCTTTGATGCGCCAGTACAAGCAACGCATAGCCTTTGCTTCCGAAGCCCAGAAAGCAAGAATAGAGGAAGCCATACATAGGGCAGGAAGGGAAATGCTGGCGGTGCAACTTTAAATTTGGCATTTGTTTACGCAAGCCCTCTTCGGAGGCAATATGAAGGCAGTGGAATTTAGTGTTCACTGCCTTTTTTAGCGTATAGATAGCTCTGTTCAGAACAATTCGGAATGACTTCCGAATACGCTTAAAGTCTCTTTTGAATTGGCTCGTCGGGTGCAGTTTCTTTTTCACCTTCGGCTATTATTACTTTCATCAATTCCTCCATCAAGCTTTCCACACTATCAAATGTTTCCTTATTCCTTGCCTCTCGTGCTTCTTTTATAGCCGCAACCGTTTCTCCATTCGGCTCTGAATAGACCGCGTCCATCAGAGTGCTTTCCACGAAGTTGTTCAGGCTTCTGTTCGCCTTCCTTGCATGTTCCTGCAAGACTTGTAACAAGTCCTCACGCAGACGGAACGAGGTTTGTTTTCTTACTACTGCTTCCATATTATCAATGTATTATATTGTATCACAAAGATAATGCAATGTACGACACAAACAAACTATTTTCCGATTTTTCTTTGTACAAAAATGCCCCGAACCATAGGAACGGGGCAAAAACAACTATGTTATTTCAATTTACCAATTATCGTTTTCATTTCCGACAATTCCATTTTTTACAGCTTCTTCAATTTTGTCCATTATAACATTAGAGTAAGCATGGGTCATAACAAGCGCTTTTGATGAAGTTTTTTTTGCCTTGTGCTGGTCTTTTTCCACAAAAGGGTAGCAACTATCAAGAGCCCATTTTTCGTTCATATTTGTGGGTATAGTTCCTCCTATTGCTCCCATAATACCACCGCCTGAAGACTTTATTACATCATAATATTGTACAGTGTAAGTAATGCGTATTTTTTTATCTTTTATATCTACCTTTATAATTGGACGAATACTAATATTATAAGCATTCATTCCTCCTGCATGACCAGCAATATCCGATATGTATCCTTCGGCTATTATTACTCCCGTGTCTTTATCATTTAATTTTATAACGGAATTTGCATCATTGAATGTAGAAGTAAACCAATAGTTTAATGTTACATACAACTGCTCTTTAGTCGATTCTCCGCACTCTATTATTTGGGTATAGGTTAGAGAATTATTCTTGTCAAGAGCAAGTTGAGAACCTAATGTTGCTGCTGCTTCAGTCCACTTATCTCCATATTTCTCTTTGGCATATTCTTCTAATTCTTCTGCCCTCATAACTTGGGCGTTCACCGATATACAACTCCATAAAACAATAATTACAAATAAAATCTTTTTCATAATCAATATAATTTTAAGTTTTATTTGCAAAATAACCTCAAATAAAGCATTCTGACAATATATTCTACTGAAATCTTCATAATTTATACTCCATCTAAATAACGCAAATCCTTTGCAGATTAACAAAATGTTCGTATATTTGCGGTGTTCAAACTAATTGCGGTACGAAGCCGCACAAATAGCGGCATTTTTTGTGCCCATACATATTAAGTGTATCTTAAAATATTAAAGATATAACTGCGCCGTGTCGGGAAGTGGAAACACTCTCGGAGCTTGCAATTAGGCTTGAACAACACGTAGCGCAGTTTTTTATTGTTCAAACTAATTGTTATGGCAGAATTAGTAATTCAAAGCAGTAATGGCAACGATGTTACCACTTCTTTAATCGTTGCACAGGTGTTCGGAAAGGAACACAAGAATGTGTTGAGAGATATTGAAAGCCTCTCATGTTCAGAAGATTTTAATCGGCTCAATTTTGAGCGCATCACTTACAAGGATGCAAGAAATCGGGAACAGACAGCTTACGAAATGACCAAAGACGGTTTCAGTTTCCTTGTCATGGGCTACACAGGCTCAAAAGCCGGAGAGTTCAAAGAAAGGTTCATCAATGAGTTCAACAGACGGGAAGCATTGCTAAAGGATGATGATTATATCCTTATGCGCTCCCAACAGATTTTGCAGAAACGAGTAGAGAACCTGCAAGCCGAGAACAAGCGTCTTGAACAACAGAACGCCTTGCAAGAAGAACAGCTACGCCAATCCGCACCAAAAGTCGAATACTGCGACAAAGTTCTTTCCTCCAAAGGCTATCTTACTATCAACATGATAGCGGCATGTTTAGGAATATCCGATATCAAGCTAAACAAATTCCTTTGCCAATGGGGAATACAGTACAAGGAAAGCGGAGTGTACTATCTCTATTCCAAGTATAGGGACAAAGGCTTTACCGTGCACAAACCTCATGCATACACTGATAGTCTTGGGAATATCAAGACCAAACAGCACATGTACTGGACGGAGGCAGGAAAGAAGTTCATAATTGAACTATACAGTCCCCGAGTAGCAGCCTAAGTATAATATTATCAGCAATTTGTTTATCCGAGTAACACTCGGACAGCCCAAACTATACCCAAAATTATGGTAGAACTAATAATAATATTCGTCAGCCTATACTTAGGATATAGACTGTTCAGAAAGCCGGGAGAAAGATTCTTCTACAACGATTAAAACACCTAATACGCAAATTTATGAAACTGATGATAAAAACCCCTTCCATGAAGGTATATACCCACAAGACCGTGGGAGGAAGCATTACCATATATCACCATGCAAACGGAGATATAGTGTTCGGAGCGAAAAACGCCAAAGTGTTGAACCGATTTGAAAGAACACGGGTGTACAAGAAATTATGTGAAAAGATTGCCACGTAAAGAAGCATGAGAGTGCGTTGAGGTTTCGACCAACGCTCATGTATGACGCCCCGGCAGCAATACGGTTGCCGGGTTCCCTTCACACGACAAAATGCGGCTTGCCCATTATGGGTAGGTCGCATTCATTTTAGGGAATAACAAACCTTTCCCAAAAGGTTCGTTATTGCTAATCCATTTTTTAGGTCGAAAATTTGCATATATGTAACTTCGCTAGAAAGAAACGAAATTGTCATTTACCTATAGCTGCCGGTAATGGAGTGAAGATATTGGGGAGTCTTGGATTGAATGTTGGCAGCTATATTAAGCATTCAAATTCAATACTCCTTTTTTATACTATCAGCGGATGGTATGGGACAGCAGGAGCGAGTAATGGCGTAACGGGGTTCGATTCCCCACCTGCTACAAATTCAGTCAAATTAAAATCCCCGAAAGCGGAAGTGACTGAGCCGCTGACGGGGATAACGTAGAACAATTGCAAATATAAGGATTATGACGCAATTAACAAAATCAAGTTCAAGCGAAGAAATAAAGATGTATTTCAACGCTATTTTAAAGTTACAATCAGCAAGTGAGGAATTCCCGGTAAATCTGGATGAGGTTTGGATGTTGGTATATAATCGAAGAGATTATGCCGTAGATGCTTTGAAGAAAGACTTTATTGAAAATGAAGATTTTATTTGCACTTCGGTAAAAACCGAAGTGGGTAGTAACAAGTTTGATTATTACTTAACAGTCTCATGTCTTGAATACTTTATCGTAAAAAAGATACGTTCAGTTTTTGAAGTGTATCGCAAAGTCTTTCACAAAACAGCCAAACAAATATCGACAGGAAAGGTAAAAGTCGGTCTTACTGCTAAAGTTCGTGCTTCTCTTGAGTGGGTGAAAGGTGTTAAAAGACTTTTGAACTTGAACGATTCTTCAACCCTTTTAATGCTCAAACAAGTTGCTGAACCGTTAGAACTTCCAGTTCCCGATTATACACCCTCTAAAGGTGTGCTTAAATCGGCTGGTGAACTGCTGAAAGAAAATAAGTGTGCAATTAGTGCACAGTTTTTCAATCAGAAGATGATAGAGAAAGGCTATATGGTAGAGCTTACCCGTCCATCAAGTAAGGGCGGTGTGAAGAAATTCAAGTCAATAATAGGTGATGGGCTGCATTTTGGCGAAAACCAAGTGAATCCGAAGAATCCTAAAAGCACGCAACCGCTTTATTATCAGGATAAGTTTATAGAATTACTGGGATTGTTACAATTGAAGCAAATAGCATAACTTTTTACACTTTTCGATTATGGGAATAGAAATGAGCCTAAATCAAGATAATATATCATTTGAAGATATGGCAATAAAATTGGGTATAACCCTTGATGAATTAGTCTCTTTTGCAATAAAAGATGGGTTGATAAATGAAGATGGGACTCCAACTGAAAGGGCTCTAAGAGAGGGGCTATTGACGATTGAATAGAAGCATAACAAATAATGCGCACCTCATTAGGTTGGGGTGCGCTTTGTATTAGCAACAATTATTTGATATGAAAATAAAAGGAGATATATCCGGGCTGGACGAGTTTGTGGAAGAAGTAAATCAAGAGCTTAACAAAGCATTGATTGACGCTTCTCACAAGTCTGTAGACCTTCAGAAAACAAGGAATATCAGTAGCAGGAAAACATACCAGAATCACACTTGGAACCTTAGAAATGCTCCCGGCTCTGCTGTTTATCGCGATGGCACCATTATAGATTTGTATGTGCCTGCAGATGGCTCACATGGAAAAGCTAAAGAGAAGACTGAAAATCTCCTTATTTACGGGAAACATCCCAAAGATGGTATTGTACTTGCTGATGGAATGGAATATGCCAGTTTTGTTCAGAGCAAAGGGTATGATGTGATGGATAGTGGCGAAATAAACTTAAAGAAAGAATTAGGAAACATTTTAAAAAAGAAATAATATGGCTGGATTAAAAGTTGAAGCAAATCTTGAGAATACGATTGAAAATATTGTAGCTCTAGGAGAAGAGATTGACAGATTAAAAAAATCTCTTATAGAGGTGGCAGGTGTCCCTAACAGCGACAAGGCTGTCAAGAAACTCGAAGCCCAACTCCAAAAGGCTATGAAAAGCCTTAGAGAATACCAAAGCAAGTATTCTCAGCTTAAAAAAGCGTATGACGATGTGATAGGCTCCGAAGAAACCATCAAAAAGGTACATGAGGAAACCAAGGGGTTGCAGTCTACCAATCAATGGATTGTCGCCAATACAAAAGCTGTAAAAGAAGCCGATGCTGAAATAAAAAAGCTAAAAAACAATTTCAAAGGGCTTACTGACGAGGAAAAGACTGGGGAAAAGGGGTATGGTATCCTACGACAAGTAGAATATCAAGTGGCTGTGCGAAAGAAAGAGGAAGAAGCTATCCGGAGAACCATAAAAGCACAGAAAGAGCAGATTATACAAAGCGAATCTGAAGAAGGCAGCATAACTTCCCTTCGCAAGCAGCTGAATCAACTTATTATCACGTATGACAATATCGGTAGAGCCAATCGCAATGGCGGAGTCGGGAAAGACCTTCTTACGCAAATAAAGGCAGTTCAAACAGAGCTTAATGCTGCAGAACAAGCCACGGGACGCTTTCAAAGGAATGTAGGTAACTATTCTTCCGCATTTAACGGTCTGGACATGTCAATACAACAGATTGCAAGAGAACTTCCGTCCGCTACAATGGGAATAAACATGTTCTTCCTTACAATAAGTAACAACTTGCCTATTTTCTTTGATGAAGTCCAGAAAGCGCGAAAAGAATATGCAGCGTATCTGGCAGAACTTAGTAAGGGGAATAAGGATATACAGAAGGTGGCTCCCGTATGGAAACAGTTGGCTGCAGGCATATTCTCATGGAATACAGCCTTGGTAGTCGGTATCACTTTACTTACCGCTTATGGAAAGGAGATATTCGACTATATAGGAGGGCTATTTAGCGCAAAGAGTGCTTTATTGGATTTATTGACAGCAGAGCAGGAAATGGCACTTGCTCGCAAAGAAGCTGTGAAGAGTACTGCCAAAGAACGGGTGGAACTGGATATATTGTATAATAAACTAAAAAATGTCTCCTTATCTGCCAAAGAGAGAACTGCGGCTATAAATGAGTGGTTGCACAAATATCCGCAGTATGCCAATATTCTTGAAAACGAAAAAGTGAATTTGGGAAATCTGGAATCGGCTTATAGAACATTAAGCAAGGAAATATATGCTAATGCGGTAGCACGAAACTATGCAGATAAAATGGCAGACTTGTCCGTGAAAAAGGAGAAGGAGGAAATGAAGCGGTTGGTCCAGAAAGCTACCTTGATGAAAGCAGAGGCGCAAGTGGAGCTTGCCGAAAAGGAGCAGGAAGCCGCCCTGCAGGCACGACGGCAGCGATTGTATGGTTCCGGGAATCGCGTATCCGTAGCCAACGATAATCTTTCAGCCGCTAATAAGAATCTGGAAAAGCAACAAAAAATATACGATGACATCGTCAAGAACGTTAAGACATACGACGATAATTTAGTGGCTATTTCCAACCACATAAATACACTTGACCTTTTCCCCCAACCCCAACAGGGAACATACGAATACTGGACGCAACAAAAGCAACGGGCAGAAAGCGTATTGAAAGAAATCAAATCTGATGTGAAAAGGACGCTGGATGATGCTTTTAAGAAAGGTGCAGACTTCTCTTCTTTGGAAGTGGATGAAGCCGTAATAGAGACTTATGTAAAAGCTGTAAATGAAATTAAGGAAGCTGAAAGAGAACTTAAGGCTTATGATTCCACTTCTAAGCAAGAAGATACGGATGAGAAACTAATAAAACAGCAAGAAGATATTCGTTCCAAGAATGAAAAAATTCTTTCTCTGGAAACGAAGTACGCCATTGAGCGCCAACGCCAGCAGCAGGACTTGGATAACCAATTGGAACAGTCGCGCATTGACAGCTTGCAGGATGGCTACGAGAAGGAGCAGGCGCAACGTGAACTGAACAACAAGAAGGAGATACAAGCCTTAGAGCGCCAGAAGGAGGACTATATACGTGCCTATATACAAGGTCAGAAGGAGATATTCGATGCCCAGGAGGAATTGAAAGCCAAACAGACAAAGGGATATGTGAAGAAGTCTTTCTCTTCATCTTCAATTTCCGTTGATACATCTATTTTTGATTCCATAATAGGAAATACGCGAAAACGACAATATAGTGACGAAATACGTGAGCAGGAGGCCTCATGGAATGAGTATCTTGTAAAATTCGGTAACTACCAGCAGAAAAGGAAAGCCATCATAGATAAATACGACCAAGCAATAAAGGAAGCGTCGAATGCTGGTGACGAGGGTATGCTTGAAGAGGAAAAACGGCAACAGCTTAATAACCTCGATGAACAGTACGGCAAGACAACCCGTGCAATGGCTGATTTGTTCGAGGATGCGAGCAACAAATCGGTTTCCGCTATTCAGTCCATCATTGATAAGTATGAAACACTTGTCAAGTACATGTCTGGTACAAAGGAAAGTGACGGAACGAATGTTACACTTGACGAATTGAAAGCACTCGGATTCACTGATAAGGACATTGAAAAGATAGAAAAAGGGGAAATATCCATCAAGGATGTTACAGACGCAATCAAAGGGTTAAAGGATGAACTTAAAGGAAAATCACCGTGGCAGGCTTTCGTCTCTGATTTGGATAAGGGTGTCAAAGCAATAAAGGATGCCGGAAACGATTCAAAAAAACTTGGTCAGGGCATTACCGACATAGGTAATTCTATCATTTCGTTCACTCCTGCATTGAATGAGTTCGGAACGGACATTGCAAACATATTTGGTATTGATGATTCAAAGATTACCGGAGCGATAGAAGCTTTGGGGGGGCTTGGACAAACAGCCGCCGGTGTCGGTCAGATTATGAGTGGTGACATTGTGGGTGGTGCCATGAGTGCGGTTTCTGGAATTTCCACTGTAGTATCTGCGTTAGACGGGATGTTCGGTGCTGATTATTCCCGTTACAACGAGATGGTCGAGGAATACAACAAGCTAAATGAGATATGGGATGAACTGATAGACAAGAAAAGGGAATATATTGATATGTCCTACGGCGTTGAAGCCGACAAGGTGGGGCAGGAAGCCATTGACCTCGTAGAAAAACAGATAGAGGCATACAGAACACTGGGAAAGGAACGGCTCAATTCCGGTGCGTCTGTCGGTTCCCATTCAATTGGTAAGCGCATGGCAAAGAACACCTCTTCAAGCGACTGGCAGGACATCGCCAACGCACTCGACATGTCAGTCAATGCCGCCAAAGAGTTTATCGGGACCGGAAGAATGACCGGACTATTTGACCTTACCGTTGAGCAATTGGAGAAACTCAAATCCGATGCTCCAACATTCTGGGCAGACATGGACGATGATGTACGGGAATATCTGGACAGTATCATTGAAGGGGAGGCCAAGATAGAGGAAATACAGAACCAGGTAAAAGAGCAGCTCACCCAAACAACCTTTGACAGTGTTTTTGACAGTTTCGTGGATACCCTTATGGATATGGACAGCTCCGCCAAAGACTTTGCTGAGGATTTCAGCGAGTATATGCAGCGCGCCATCCTTACTAACATGGTGGGGGAAAAGTTTTCCAAAGAGCTGCAGGACTGGTATGACTCCTTTGCAGAAGCAGGGAAAGACAAAGAGGGAATAACCAAAGGAGATATGGAGGAGCTTCGTAAACAGTACGAGGAAATAGTGGATGCTGCAGTTGCTGAACGTGACAAGCTGGCCGAGATATTCGGATGGACCGGAGAAGCCACCCAGCAGTCTGCAAGCAGTAAAGGATTCCAGTCCATGTCCCAAGACACCGGAGAGGAACTTAACGGACGTTTTACCGCCTTGCAAATTGCCGGTGAGGAGATAAAGAACCAGAATATAGCACAATCCCAATCCTTGAGCATTCTTAATACGAGAATTGACACCATATCTTCCACAAGTTCGAATATAAGAGACATCGCGAGTGAGACGCGTGACATAATAGCCAACTCTTATCTTGAGCTTGTGCAAATTTCAGAGAATACGGGAGCGATTGTGAAACCCGTACAGCAAATGCAGAAGGATATTGCGGAAGTGAAGAAAAATACATCAAAATTATAGGCTATGGAAGCGAAGTTATTAATTAACAACAAGGATGCTTATGTCACATGGGGCGTAAGAATGGATGACGGATTTCTAACAGCATTGTGCGCTCCCTGCACGATGAAAGAATATATAGAAAACGAAAGCCGTCTTGAACACGGGAAAAGAGTGGTGACAGACAATGCCAAAGTTGCTTCAAGAGAAGTGACCCTAGCATTTACAATAACCGGAACGTCACAATCCGATTATTTGTCAAAAAGGGAAGCCTTTTTCCAAGAACTTTATAAAGGAGCGGTATCAGTAAAGGTCCCTGCCAACAGCAATGATGTGTATCACTTGATATATCTTGGGAAAAGCATATCTTACGCACATAATAGAGCAAGGACCTCTGGTAAATGTGCCATGAAGTTTGACGAGCCAAACCCTTTAAATAGGACATAGCTTTTGTTTTTATCGGGAATTGATTAAATTTGCAGTCCCCGAAACAATAGAAGCAACATGAATCCTCTATGAAGGAGTGTAACCCGTAGTCAGTCGGGTTCCGGTATCTATGCCGGTGGGGACACTTCTTTATAGAGGATTCGCCATTTTTTTAATTAATACTATGAGAAAGAATTTAGCTATTGCAATATGCGGATTTTTCGCCATACTCTGCGTAGGTAGTGCTATTGGAATGTGTCATGTTAAGACAGAACCAATGAATATTGATTTGATGGCTTCATTGGTAGGTGTGTTATCGATATTGGTTACGGTGTTAATCGGATTTCAAATCGTTAATTATTTCTATGCCAAGGATTATCTTCTCAAAACCATCAACGAAAAGGTTGATGCGAAATTAGGAAAGATAACACATACAATCAAAGGGTATTCTTTGTACGCAAGAGACCAATTTTATTTTCATTCATTCTTTATCAATGCTTTTGACCTATATATGGAAGCCCTAAACGAAGTTATTATAGGCGGCGATACAGAATCTATAAATTACATTGCAAGCAAGGTGATTATGGTAATAGAAGAAATGGAAAAACGAAAGGAGTGCTACATCATGAAGATGTATAAATTGAAGTATATTAGAATTGCCGATAAGCTGAAAGGAAAAAACTCCGATAGGATATTAAAGTTCATCTTGAAAGCGGAGGGGGTCGATGGAGACGGAAGCTCCTTTATTTATCCTCCTCAGAGTTCTCAAACTCTGAAGGATAAGGGAAAATAAAAGTAGCCCCACTATCAACGAGGAGTTTGGATATAAGTCTGCATATTCCTATGAATAATGCGAATCCTCCAACTGTCAATAGTGTTATTAAAGCGATGTCAATAAAGTCTTTCATGTCAAGAAGTGTTAGTCCGTGTATCTACTTTTGTTATCTTTTTCTTTAGCATGTATCATCCATGCTACTATCAAAGATATGATAGAGCCGTGGATAATAGTACCAATCATTAGATAGACGATTGTTTGAATCATAACCTTTTCTTTTTCACAAAGATAGCGATTTTTTTCTTATTCTACACGAGTTGGGGAGAAAAGTATTATTACCTTTGCCGCAAAAATACCAAACCATGGCACAAGAAAGTAAATACTCATACGACGAGGAAAGCGTGAAAGCTATCGTCCATTGGGCTTTGACGGCCCCGCTTCCCAAGGAAGTGACATTAAGCGAATCGGAACACATCATCGATACGTCCATGTACGTCCACGCCAACATCTGCGACATCAACCAGCACTATCCGGACCCGTTCTACAATCCGGCGATTGACAGGCTGTACAGATTGAAAGAGGTTATGGAAAAATAGGAGGTTGTGTCAGAACACTGGCACGCCTCTATCAGTCATCAAATTTCCGGTTTTTGAACATATCGCTATCCGTGACTTCCTGCATCCTCTCACCGTAGCATACCCGTAGCTTATCCTTCTGCATTATCACAAGATTGCGATATGGTATTTTATTCACTACTTCATCGTAGGACAAGTGAAGTACATCCATGAACGTGGCAATTTGCCCCAGGAGACAATCATTACCTATAACTTCTGTTTTGCTGTCAGATTTACAATATTCCTGGCTAAATCCGACAGCCTGATAAAATTTTCCATAGAGACCAAAGAAAAGGCTATTCCCAACGCATTCAGGAGCTCCCCCTCATGCCCATGGCACAATTCATCCGCAATGCTTTCATCATCCATTATAAACCATGACAATGCCCTACCCACGCATTCCATATTGCTTAAGGATGCGATATATTCTCCCATAGTCTTTACCTCTTCGCCAATGTCAGACAAACACTTTGCGGCACCGGCTATTCTATGTATTGTAGGTGGGTATATCGTATATGCTTTTCCGTTTATCAGCACAGTTTTGAAATCCTCCCCAAGAATGGACTCATTAACAATCTTCCCAGCTTTCATAACCTAAAATGAATAAAGGTGGTGAGCCGATACCCACCACCATGATTTAAAGGGTTTCAGAAGAGACCAGTGTAACATTTTTATTGACTGTCTTCCCGGCATCGGAAACACTTGTATTAATTGTTCCCGATTGTGTAACATACCCCGTCTTAGACACTTCATAGCTTACGGTTTCCCCGACGTTCACCCGTTTGGACTTTACCGTATCGCCGTCCAGTTTAACGGTCGCATCAGAAGGGGTAGGTGTTACCATGACTGTGGTTCATACGGCATCAACCTTTGCGCCGTCAAACAGATAATCGCTCTTGACGCCCTCATTCTCATTTTCCATAGCAATCGCAGTAACGCCTAGACCGATGTTCTTCTCAGCCATAGTTCCCTTAGCAATCACAGCCGCATTGGTAAACACGACATAATTACCGGTCTTGGTCTGTCCTACAATAGCCTTGTTCACAATTCCGGGAGTATCCGATGCTGCCCAACCAGCGTCTGTATCAACCTTTTCACCTCCCTGCAGGTCCACCTTGTCATCAAAGGTGAATTCTCCCATAGTGAAAGTGATTGTTTTCGCCCCGTTCTGGGTCACATCACGATAATAGATTTTCCCGGTAAGCTCATTGATATAGTCAGTATAAGTAGGGTCGTCCTCCGTATACTGCCATGTATCCTGATGGGAATTCTTCACTTCTGTGGCTGTTCTTAGCCACGTTTTAAGAGTTGTTTTGGTAACAGCCTCAGTTATCACATCGCCATACCATATTTTCTTGATTCCAATAAACGGTTTCATATAATTTTCAATTAATGTTTAACACTTCAAATGATAATCTAACACTCACGTAACTACACTTCAGTCCTTCGTCCCTTTCTATACCAATGGAAGACTTGGATATAAAGTACCAGCTTCCGTCGTATTCATCTACAATTCCGTCTCTAATCCACAATTCAGCAAGCCGCTCGACCTCATTCAGCCTTACAGTATTGACCTCATGCAGATAGTCAGGTACGCAAATGTTTACATAAGCAAAGGCACTCTCCCAATAGGTGTCTGGGGATATTGGGGTAGAGATGACAATGACAATAGCCTCTTCTTCAAGTTCGGACTTTATAGGATTCCAGCTGTCATATATCTCCTTGATTCCAAAGTCTTTTACCCTTTCAAATAGTATTTTGTATATATCACTTGTTACTATCATATCCAATATTCTGAATAAGAGAAAAAGTTTGTACTTTTAGGTATATATACCTCACCCTCTCCCCTTACCTTATCACCATCCAAACAACGGATATAATCACCAGCTTTTATCATTGGATTCCTCTCGGAAACCACATGGTATAACGGGCGGTATATTTTACCATTCTCAGACTTGAATTCCCTGGTGGTATTGTCATCGCAGCGGCATCTTCCCACAGTCTTCCAGCTTTCACTCCCGGTCCCAGGAATGGGACGATTGTATTCATCCCTTTCTGGAGAAGTAAAAACCTTCAATTGTAATATATGCGGGTGAAAATACATTACCATATTTCTGATATATCCCTAATTACACTCAATCCGACCAGTTCGGCAGCATCACCATTCAGCTCAATGCCATATTTCCGAAGCATCAGTTTTATATGTGACTTTATGGCATCAGTCCCCCATGATGCAGAAAAGCCATTTTCATCTACCGATGTGGGATGCATAATGTTACCCTCAATAAAATTGTTGATGGAAACGCCAATTAGCCATTTGTCATCATCGGAAGCCTCTTTCCCTGCATCGAACCCGAAGTCAACCGCAAAGTCAGAGGCTCCCGCATCAGATATCACTCCGATATAGGAAAACCTCTGCTTTATGTAGTTTGCAATTGTCATTACTTCTCTACTGTCAATGAATATATGCCATTAATCTCAGTGATAATCGGTAAAGACAAAGACTGTGCCTTGGCAAACTCAACTCCATTGGAATTGTCTGTTTCACCCTTACCCCATTGGGAAACACGTATTCTTCCGTAATTGGAATAAGTGACACCCGGCTCTTGTCTTAATTCATTGTCTGCATACGCATTCTTGATAACTCCCAGCTTGCCTGCCGGAATAAACACCAAGTTTTTATCATTCCATGGAGAATATTCCGTCAATTTACCGTTATTTTGAATACGGGTAGTACGTCTGATAACCTCAAAGATAGGGAATCCGTTCTGACGCATGAATTCATTCAAATTAGACAGCAATAAGGGCGTGGAAGATTTATCTTGGCCAAAGATGACCAGTTTCATCTTCCTGTTCCGAAGAGTGTAGGACAATCGATTCTGAGAAATAAGTATTCTATCAAAAGTAACCTTATCCTGAGAAGCGTCCAAAATCATTTGAATATCTTCAAAACAATCCACAGTATCGCTATTATCCGTATTCCAATCTTTTGTCACACTGGCAATATTCTCCGCAGGCATTTTATGGTCAATCACACCACGAACGCCTCCTTCCGGGTTGTTGTTTTCATCAAAAGTAAACACCCCTTTGTTAGACAACGCGCCTAAGAAGATAATGTCAAGCTTTGACTGAACAGAGTTAACCACCTTTGTAACATTGTTCCACATCAAATTGATAAGCTGTTGCGTCTTCTGATTATCTGTAAGCATGCGGGAATCAAGAATCTGCAATACTTTACGATAATCCTCAATAGGCATGGAATAACTCATCTGATGTGTGAGGACTTTCTGCTTCAAAGTTTCAAGTCCTTCCGTACCCATAATAGGTTCCTTACCCTTTGAGTCCAAAGTCGCAGCAGCCACACTTAAGTTATACTGTCCAATCAGCTCCTCAAAGTTAAGTCCGATAGTCGGTATGTCCCAATCCAGAAATCTTTCATAAATATTCTGGTCAAACAATCTTTTGTGCAGCTCAGAAGCGGCATCAATACGAACCTGCACCTGCTTGGTGAGTTCGCCAAAAATCGAGCTATAAAATAATCCCGGCATAGTTTTATTGTCTTACATATTTAATACTCGGATTATTCTTCATGCACCATCCTCCCAGCAACCATTCATCAGGCATGGGATAGGCTACATCTTTTAGAATAATCACATCATAACCTGCAGAAACAGTCTGAAAACTCATATTGGTTTTATATTCATAATCCGTTTCCACAACAGCATTCGGTTCACTTCCCGCAACGACGGCAAACGCATCTTTTGTCGCACCAGTCAAGGCAGCTGCCAATGTCAGCACATCATAATCAGCATTCGAACTGTCTATCGCCGTAATAGCCTGCTTATTTTCTCCAATGGTCAGCTCTTCCCCCACCTGCACCAGACTGCCTTTAACAACTCTCGGAGCGGAAGTAGTTCCTCCCGACACGATTTTAACAGCCTTGCAAACGGTACATTCCATTTTTGAGAAATCCAAAGCAATGGGGGTCCCTTTTCTTATCAGAGTTCCTTCCGGGAACGTCTGCTTAAGCTTGAAATCCCCTGGAAGGACTTTACATTCACCTCTCCAGAATACGGGAAAGTTTCCCTTAATTGTTCCTTTTTCAAATACAATAGCCATAACTTATTATTATTAGTTAGCGTCCGGCAAACTTTCAGCCCATTCCCTGGCCATCTCTTTACCTTGGGATTCAGGAGTAGATAAGGAGAACGCCGAACCTTTATCCTCCAAACCTTTTGCCACCTCATTTTGTCTCACCTTGGATAAGTAGGAATCAATTGCCGACTCGTCCATATCCTCTGATATGGCAAATCCTTCATCGATTCTTCCTTGTGAGATTTTGAGTTCCTTGGCTTTTGACATGATTAAATTAGCCCTTGCCGCTTTCGCCTCCTTCACCTCATAGGAATTTAGCTTTTCTTGAAGGGGATTAAGCCTTGCCGCAATTGCATCATCAATCATTTTTTGGATATCCGGTTGCTTGCTATCGCCCCCTTCATCCGCTTTTGCTTCCTCTTTCTTTTCCCTCGCTTTATTGACGGCGTCTGTCACCCGTTTGTCAATGCCGCTTTGAAGAGACGAAAGGAATGCTTTTTGAGCAGCCACTATTGTGGCCAGGTTATCCTCAGTTACAAGACCGGTAGCTTCCAGAGCTTCGGAATGTCCCTGAAAGATGTCATCGCTTAACCCAAGATTTGAATAAGCTTGTTTTAAGGCTTGAAATATTTTCTCTTTCATACATAACTTGTTTTAATTCTGTATAAAATTATACATTGGTAATTATTGGGTAAAATTTTCTGGACTTCCAGAACGAACCTTTTATAAAAGGTTTGTTTTTAATTAGAATTCGGGGGATAATTCCCCTTCTTATCTTGATGTTTTTCTTGATTTTCACTCTTTATCCGTTCTATTTCCTCTTGGGGGTTGTCTGCCAGAGCAAGTATATTGACAGCCTGCTCCAGAGATATGATGCCATCATTATATGCTTTCCCTATAGAGGCCCATTTCTCTTGGACGTCTTCACTGAAAGGTTCTGAGAATTCATGTTCAACAACCATTTTTGAAAGCTTTTCACGCAAATGAATATGAGTGACATTCATCATTATAGATACAATCAAGTTCTTTTCTCTATCCACCAAAATATCATATATTTCCTTCAGATTGTCCCTCTTAATAAATCCGAGAGCCATAGCTCTCTTCAATGCTTCACCGGAAAGAGTACCCAACCCCTTCATATTCTCAAACGAAAAATCGGGAGTAAATGAGTCAAACAAGATAGAAGAGTTCAAATCCTCCTTCTCGCTTTCTTTCATGGAAGAATATTCTGGAGGAACCAGATAATCGACAGCACTGATTTCCTTATTGGTCAATTGTAGAACCTCCCCTACTGTTTCTGCCCCCCGCAATGACTCGATAACATCAGCAGTAGCTTTTAGTTTAGGGTCTGCAAAATAGTTATTTGTATCGGCCGCCTTCGAATCAATCATCTCTTCCCGTGAACATCTCCTCTCAGTGCCGGCCCATGCCTTTTCCTGACGATAATAGATAACATTTATTTTCCCGGTAGGATTAGACACGGGAACCACCTCCCATCCAATATCAGCCTTCCTACATCTAAAAATAAAAGACGGTGTCTGTAAATCAAAGTGTTCCACGGTCTTTCCCCCCTCCTTTATATAATAACCATAACCGAACGCGATTAAGTTCTCGTACTGGTCAAACAATGGGCGTAAGGTATAGCCTTTCGATTTTGATATTACAAGCCCTTTAACTGCAGGCTTCCCACCATCATTATATATATGGTATACTTTAGCACTCTCCGTCTCTGCCCCAGCAATGCGCTTAGCCTGCCGCATGGTAGTATTGAAACGGGTATCTTTTAGGAATTGGGTATATGCTTCAAATGCTTCATCCTTTCCTTCTTCACCGGTAGGAGTTTTCCATTTTATAGGATTTCCAAGCAGGAAAAAGAGTTCTACCTCATTGATATACCTTTGTCGGCAACGAGGCAGTTTTTCAACCTTATACGGCTCCTTTCCCTTACGCATTTTATCGGGTCGATTCATTACATCATGTGTAATAGGATTATATTCCTTTATGGCTTCCTCCACACACAAGTCACGATTCTGCATCATTGACTGGATGCGGCTTATATCCTTGTCGTGGACCAGCTGCATTAAATCACGCTCAACTCCCATGGAGTTTAAAACCTTGTTCCGTAGAACACCGAATATGGCTTCTATAAAATTCATATACCAACCGTTTAATAAAGTCCTAATTCTTCTTTACTATACTGTTTACCGACCAATATCTTACCCAACAGTTTCCCTATCGTCCAATAGCGTGATGCGTCAATCAAATGGTTGTATGCATCAATCGGGGTATTGATAAATTTGCCGTCTTTATTTTGCTCATAGACATAGTTCTTAAGCTCCCTTATAAAGTTTACCGACCTCCTGGTTACACACAGCTTATATTCCATCATCTTGAAAAGCCCTCCCATTACCGAACCCTTGTATTTATCTGCAGGGAATATAACAATTCCTGCATTTGAGATTTCCTGGATAAGTCTTGGGTCCGCACTGTCCGCATACACAAACAGTCCAATGGATTTCAATGCGCGAATTATCTCGCTTGTAAGCATGTGGGTCTGATAACATAATTCATCAAAGTACATCCGGTCATCCACAATGCCACACTTAACAATAGCAGTTGGGTCCGAACTGTAGCCAAAGTCCAATCCCACCGCCACATGCTTTGCATATGCCGGAAATTCGTCCACAATCTCGAATCCAGGGAAGACAAGGCCTTCTGCCATGGCCTGCATCCCCAATCCATAAACCGTCCACAACGCCTTGTTTTTATACTGGAGGGATTCTATCTCGTCGATGATGGTCTGCTCCAGAAAGGGGTTATCCTTATATGTGGATATGAAATGGAAAGTTCGTGGGTCCTTATTCAACTCGCATAGCCAATGTTCATCCGAAAATGAAGGATTGTAGTCTATTATTGAAAAACTTGTCGTACGCATGACTAGTTGTTGCCACTCCAGGAAAGAAATCTCATTTCCTTCATTACAGTAAAGAATGTCACGCTTTCTACCGCGTATTTTCTGCTCGTCATCAGTAGAAAAGAACTCACAGAAAGAACCATTAGGCAATGTATACACCATTTCGGACTTGTTCATGCACCGGTTATCCCATATCTGAAACTTGTCCTGCATTATTTCCTTGAAATCCCGGAATACGGACCCCTTAAGTGCCGGAAGCGTCTTTCTTACAACTGACAAAAATGTTCCAGGGCGTTGAATAATGTATGCCAAAAGATATATCAATATGTTGTATGTCTTGCTTGACCTGGAACTTCCTTGCGCCGACACGACCTTATACCCAGACCTTATAGCGTTATCCACCGTGGAATATATCTTAGTCGTCTGTATCAACATCTATCACGTCCTCCCTCTTGTCTATCACTTGGATAGTAATGGCATCATTCTTATTTAGTGATACATCCTCCTTTATCGGAGCATCCCATCCAAACATCTTTGACAATTTATCAATAGCATCTATCTTGTTGTACATTTTCAGCTCATATCCCTTGTCTGTGCTCTTTATGGAAAGTATAGCACGTTGTAAGCTTAACGGCAATGCCGTCACGTCTTTTACTACCACCGTGGTAAAGACACCGTTGTTCCTCGATTCTATGGCGTCAACGATATTGGCTCTTGCTATATCAGCCAATATACCAACCACTTCATCCTGGGTTATATCCGAGCGTCGCTGCATTTCAGCACGCAATTCTTTCAATCTTGCGGTAACCTTGCGGTTATTGAGCAAATCAAATGCCGTCCGGTTAATGGTCTCATCCTTCATCTTCTTACATGAGTAAGCACGACGATAAGCCTCAGAAGCATTGCCGCATTCAAGGTAATAATTACAAAAACTTTCTTGCTTTACTGTAAGCCCCATAATCGCTTTATATTTATTTCAAAGATACCCCATTGCAAATAAAACAGTAAATAAAAGAGAAGCCAATAACGAACATTTGGCAAAAGGTTTGTTATTTCATAAAAAAAGCCAGAGTTTCCTCTGGCCGAAATCACAAATTCATAATTACTTGATTAGACCTTTGACTTTTAAACGATTCATGATTTCTGTGTATACATGCCCTACATCCATACGAAATTCCTTGTATTGTCGATATAGAAACGTGATATCCGATATATTGTTTGACAAAGTGCATGGCTTCACATTGGGAAACAATTTCTCAAAAGCCATTCTTATTCCGTTCGGCATTCTTCCTCCAGCAAGTACACTAGGAGAAAAAAGGAAAAGAACTATATACATGAACTTCTTTCTCTGTATCACAGAATCCAGGTTTGGGGGAAAATCCATTTTTGATAAGATTTCCGCAAACCATTCATACATTTGCGGAATTATTTCTACATCCACCAGCATGGGGGTTGACAGTTCGTTCTCACGCTCTGATAACCTTGACTTTTGCTCCCTTATATATTTAAGTTCAGATATTGCAGAAAATTCCTTCACCATAACATAAGTATTTTAAAATAAATAGTATCTTTGCACTATGTCGTGTGAAGGAGTGGTGGAAAGTCGTGAGTCCGCTGCTCCTTATTTTTTTACTTGATAGGTCCTTGAACTAATCTACCCTTTGTCTCTTAACCCGTACTTCCTTATGTAAGTGCTTATGGTGGATGCCGCCACGCCCATCTCATAGGCAATGTCCTTGGACTTCATCCCGTCGTTTACCATCCTCCTCAGCTTGTCCATGTCCACAAGTCTTGATGCATGTCCTTTCACTTCGACAGCAGGGGCAAGACCCAACGTCTTGCGCTTTTTTGCGGCATATTCGGGAGTGCATTTGTCTTTGGTCACGTATATTACGGTACGGTGGTCTATGCGTAAGGGATATTCCCCCTTTTCCGTTTCTCTGTGCATCTCCGCGAGGCGTTCCACGTCCCCGTTGACCGTTGTGTCAATCTTCTTGTATTTGTCATCAATAGGGGCATGGAGCTTTTTCAGTCTGTCTACTTTTCTCATGATTTCAATATATTATTCCAATCTTGTGATACCATTTGTCCGCGTGGCTGAACCATCCGAGAATGAACGGTTTGCCGAAGAGGGTTACTTTGTATAGTTTACTCATGAATAATTCGGCTTTTGTTCCGGATTCTGGCTATGCCTGCTAAAACGTCCCTGCCAGCATTCAAGAGGAACACGTTGCATGAAGCTATAGCGCATACCCAATTCCTCCCATTCCTCGCAATACTTCTCCAATATAGCCGACATCTCGTCAAGCATACGGACATAGGCTTTATTGGCTTCAAGGCCACGCTCTATAATAGGGATTGCCTTCTTCCACTCTTCATCCGTAAGCAGATTGAGGGACAAGGAAACACGGACAGCGGCTATAATTTCATCTGTAGTCCAAAAGTCGTTGCCGTCCTTGACGAAATGATTTATTACTTCGTAGTCAAAGTCTTTTTTCAGCCTGCTCTTGAATGCCGCAATGTTATGCTCTCTGAAAGAACTGTATGTCGTGTAGATAAGCCTTTTTTCGTAATATTCTGTTTCCGGGTAGTCTTCAAGCCTTTTCCCTAATAATATTATCTCCATTATCATTCCTTATAATTAAATCAAGGTTATCAAACACATTACCAATCACCTCTAATTCATATACAAGAAGGTTGGTAAACCAAGAAAAAGGAGAATGGTTCCCATCGACATAGCAAGCCATAAATGCCATTGATTCATTGCTCCATTTCACTACTATGTTGAAAGCTCCATCTTTTGCATATACTCTTACAATGTCGTATTCATAGATTTCTTTCACGTTCTTATCACAAAAGCCGGTGAACTGCCCCAACGTCTCTACCTGTATGGGGATATCATTGGCTCCGTCTGTTATCACGTCCAAAAGATTGCCGCTCCATAATTCTTTCGTATAATAACCATACACCCATTCTCCTTTGAAAAAATCGTCATTGATGGCTTTTGCTCTGAATTTTATTTCACGTCCATTATTAATGTCTTTTCCCATTATTGTTATTCTTTAATTTGTTATACTCATCCTCAATACATTTATTGATTTTAGCGACTTCCTCGTACCGTTCCTCATTAATCATTCGATTTTGATGTTGGTAATGCGGATGTGATGGGGCATGAGGTCAGCGCGGACAAACATCTTATTTTTCCAACCGGGTGCGAATTTGGTTTTAGTATAAAATCCTATTCCGTCCTTATCATCAAGTGCGATTTCGGGATTCATCCCTAAACTTTCATAACTTTGCGCAATGGCAACAACTTCACCGACTTTGTATTTAGGAATATTCCAACCCGTAAAGTCTCCTTTGTCGTTTTTCCAACCAAAAGCATAATTTAATGGAGATACTATGTTCCCGTCATTATCGTAATCATTTGGTTCAAAAACGGGGAATACAATATCATAAGTTTCATTTGGTCTGTCATACTTGCAGACCCTTCTCGTCATAGTCTTCCGACCTTCCAACACAGCTTGGGTTAAGCTGTATTTATCATTAAACATTATTTTCTTAGCCATATCATATAAGTTTTAACGCTTCTTGTATTCCTGCTTCAAGTGCTTCTTCGTAGGTGTCCCACAGACCGCCATCATTAGTCCCCCTGGAATCATCATCTTCCTGCCACGTTCCGTTATCGGCTTTCACTATAGCATAGCCGTACCCTACAGCACTTCGGTATATTTCGATATGCAGGTTCTTGGTTTCACGAAGCCACCTTTGGGCAATAGATTGAGTTGGAGCAGAGATAGAGTAAACGTCTGTATTATAATTCTGGGCATCGTAGCTTTCATCTATCTCATACTCAGGACCACTACCTCCTTTATACACCAATTCATAAAAGCTATTAACATCTTCTTTAAATCCTGCCGCCTTTAGTAGCTTCGCTGTCTCTAATGTCACAAGTTCTTCGGTCATAATTGTATAAATAATCTAAATGTTAAAACAATAGTCGTAATGATAAAGATTAATGCGAAATGTTTCCATATTTTTACAGTAGCCTCTAAACCGTGCTTCTGTTTGTCAAACTCACTTAAGGCATAATTCAAAGCCTCGTCTTTCAACCCCTTAAGCTTGTCATTCAAAGCCTCGGTTATATCGTCTGCGATAATATGCTTCACCCTTTCTGACACGGATTCCGGATACCCTCTTTCTTCATAATTTATTTCATTCAACAAACTATGATGGAATATATAGGGTATTCCGTTTACTTCATAGGAGAGCTTGATACCGCTTTCTTTGATGTATTTCAAAAACTTTTCCTCGACAATCTCGTTTATCCTTTCTTGGTTAAATTCTGACTGCTTCTTTATCTCATTAAAATATTCCTCGTCAACAATTACACAGTTGTTTTCGAGTTTCATTACATGTGCTTTCATAATTATTCTCCTTTCAGTTTCTTAAAAAATTTCATCGGCGACACTAAGAAACCCGACGAAATGTCTTTGAAAATTTCACTATCATCATTCACTCCTAATGCAAGACAATACTCCTGCGGATTAACTTTTGCCAGTTCCTGGAGCTTCTTTTCCCGATTTACACCAGCATAAAGAATCCCAGTATATTCCAAAGTAATAGAGCCGTGCATATCTTTCAAATCTGATAGCTTTAATATTTCTCCTCTTGACATTATTCAATCTCCTTTCAGTTCATTAATTAAAGCATCAGCACAAGCAATAGCAAATCGGGCAATGCCTTTAGGTACTGTATGTTTCTCTCCCTTCTTGTAATCCGCTTCCGAACAAGCGTAGCGAACTTCTTCCTCGTCGCTTAATATTCCCTGCATTGCAGCTTTAGCCAGTTCATAACGCCTCTGTTCCCAGTCAATTACTAAATTCCCAACATTCAAAAAGTCAAGTTCGCATTCTCTGAAAACCATATTATCGCACACATATAGATTATCTCCGCTATGTTGCGCGTTGATATTTACTTTTGGGATTACATCTATCAGAACTCCGGTCGCTCTTACTCTTGCTTTCATAACTAATTAGTTTTAATATATCCTTTTTCAATACACCAGCACAGCATCTCGTAGGCTGCGTCAATCAATTGTCTTGATTTAAACTCCTCGTAGTAATCAAATTCATCTGACATTGAATAGCATACATACCATTCTTTGCAATCATAAATGGATATTCCCAGCCAATAAGTATCTGTACTTGTCTTTATTTCTTTCGGCAGCTTATCAAGAATATCCTGCAAAGTGTAAGCAGGGTATTCATGTTTCATGTTCGGCTGACTTACAAAAAGGCAAGGTTCTTCCTCTATTTCATCAGTTCCATTGATAATAGCATCGGCAGTAGGTAAATACTGCCAGTGCATACTTGCATTACCCGTATCAAATCCAAGCTCCTGCAAGTGCTTCATCTGTTCGACTGATAATACTTGTTTCATTTCTTTTCCTCCTCCGTTTTAATCTCTGTTACTTTACCACGACTGACAAATATATCTCCACCCAGCATGTAGCACATTAATATTGATTGATGACAAATACTATAAAGAGAGCAATCATCACAATAAGCCTCTGAATTAGTCTTCACCAGTTCATGCAGCACCCCATCTATTATTATTCCGTTCTTTACTTCCATAATCAAATACAATATTGAACAATTTTATGTTTCTTGCAAAATCTGATTGAATACCTTACTGCCTTCCGTATGTCTT